TGGCCATTCGCGTCAGCCGTTCATCGGTGGTCAGCGAGACGACCTTCGTCGTAGGCGAACGGGAGCTTGGCGGCATTAACGTCTCCTTCAACACTGCCATTGCCTGCGGTGGAGGTGCTGTGCAGATAGCTGCGAAACTGGCCGGTTGGGACTGGTGCCTGATTGAAGGCGAAGATCGCGCCTGGATGGCCGATATCATCGACCATGGCGTGCGTCACGGACCCTTTCGGGGTTCCATGCAACCAATGGATGAGCATCGTGGCATAGAAGACATGGGCTGGGGCAAAGTTGCTGAGTTCCTACGCTCCAACGACAATGAAGCTGTCGTCACGCACCATTCCTCTGGAAGCTCGTTTCCGGACAGTGACATTGCTGGCTGGAGTCCAGGTGAGATGCCGAAGGACTGGCACCCTGACTACTTTGTGGGTCCCGAGGACCATGAGTGGGTTACGTATACCGACGAAGATAAGGCAGGTTGCTGGAGCGATCATTCCTATGACCTATGGGCCGAAAATTCAACAGAGCAGCAGTGGGCCATGGCTCTAGATGGTCTTCGCGTCAAGCGTCCGTGGGCTCAACTGTCGCCCGACCTTCTAGGCTCTGTCTACTTTGGTCCCCCGGTGACCGTCTACGATCTCCTGGCCCCAGATCGGGATGCCCGGGTCGAACGAGCCTTCACTAAGATGATGCCAGGCGCTGCGTGAACATCCATCTGACATGGGCCGGTATCTTCCAGTTCATTGGTCAACTGTTCTGTGCTGTACTATGTCTCTGGATAGTTGTCTACACTGTGATTGTCGTCTGGACGTTTGGTGGCGTCGGAGACTGGTGGAACGGCAAGCTACGGCGACAAGAAGAAAGGAGGAAAAAGGGCGATGGGTAGGACCTTCTATACGTCAGACTTGCACTTTGGTCATGAACGGATCATTGAACTGTGTAACCGGCCATTCGACTCCGTCCAGGAGATGAATGAAGAGTTGATCCGTCGCTGGAACGAGACCGTAGGCACGGCTGACACCGTCTACATGCTGGGTGACATTGTTATGGGCAAGCTCGACGATAACCTGCCTTTGGTGAGCCGGCTCAATGGCCTCAAGATGCTGATTCCAGGCAACCATGATCGCGTGTGGCCGGGATACAACCGCAAGGGAGTCCGGGAACAGGACCTGGAGCGGTACTGGGACGCCGGCTTCTTCATGATCCTTGATTCACCGTGGAAGCACCGGAATGGCTGGACTCTGTGTCATTTTCCGGATGTTGGTGACAGTCACGAGGAGGATCGTTTTGCGTCCTGGCGGCCGTCCACACCCCAAGAGAACGAGATCCTGGTTCATGGTCATGTCCACGAGGAGTGGAAGTTTGACGGGAACCGGGTCAATGTCGGCGTGGACGTGTGGGACTTTCGACCAGTTCCCGAGAGGGTTATAGAAGACTGGGCCCGGACGAGGGGGTGGAGTCCATGCACTACTCCATAACGCTGCCGTGGTGGGCCTACGGCCTGCTCCTGTTCATCTTCTGGTTCTCTGGTGCCACCTGGGGCCATGAAGTGCTCGACGAGTTCTTGGACTGGCTCAAGAAGGACAAAGACAACGAGGACGATCTGCAGTAATGGACATGATCTAACTGCTCCGTTAGCCTATGTGCGAGGAACCTTTAGCTGTTACAAGTGCCGAAAGATCCGGTATACTGCAGCTGGCCGTCGATACCGGGCGCGAAAGAAGGTCGAACGGAATGGTTGACCCGAATCCTGCTCGTGGGATGCCGAAGCAGTTACAGGTTTACTGGATCTCAGGACCTGGAGGACAGCGAATTGTTTGGCGTACCAAGGGTTCCATGCGCAGGTGCATCACCCTTATGACCGAGCACTTCCCCAAGAACCCGGGCGGAATGTGCGCGATCTTGCACCACAAAGCTACAGGCGAATGGCCTACGGAGCATGGTAAGGCCGGCATCCCGAGCTGAGAAAATCATACCAAGCTGAGTCTTGACGCAAGTGGCGAGGGGCACATGGAGAGGCCTCCTTTCTCCAGTCATCCGGTAGACTGGAGACCAGTCTCATCTACCTCTATCGTTAGCTAAGAGATCATCAACTTGACACACTCGCACTCGCGGCTTGGCGAGAAGAACGGAGCCGCTACCATGGACCCCTGGAAGGTTTGCGTCATCCGGTCCATGAGCACCATCCTTGGCCTATCCAACCAGGAGATCGCCAATCGGTTCCTGATGCCGCGCACGACCATCAGGGACGTAGTTCGGCGTAGGTCCTGGAAGCACATCCCGCCGGCTGGAGGCTTCAGTGAAGGTGACCTGGAAGCTAGCGTCGTCGGATCCCGTTGTGACGCCAGAATGGGTTCTTCAGCAGGAACGTGACATAGCAGCCTGTTCCGAGCACGCGTGGGTGTTGAAGCTATATCATCCCGAAGACGACTGCTACGCTGAACTCACCTGCGAGAAGTGTCCAGCCGGCATGGACGATCTGTACCCCGACGGACACTATCTGATGTACCTGGAGCTGGGCGATGTCACCATCGAAGAAGGAAGACACAACTCTCCAGTTCCCCTGACAGTTCCAGTCACCGCTCGCGTAGAGAGCTGGTACACCTCAACACCTATCAATGGCGAAGAGTGGCACGTCGAACTTGTCATTGAACCAAGAGGCGAAATCACGTACGGAGAGGCCTAGACTGCATGGCTCTGGATCCCGATTACAAAGACTTCATCTTGACCATTGCCAAGGTGGCTGAAGCCCGGGGCAGTACAGTCAAGGATCAGCTTCTTGGTCTCATGAAAGAACTGGGAGAGGCCATTGAGGCCTACGAGCTTTGTACCGGAACACATTACCGGAAGCCACAGGCTGGTACCGTAAAAGATGTTGGAGCTGAACTGGGGGACGTTGTCTCTTCGGCCCTGGTTTGCATGGCCTACCTGGGCCTGGACCTAGACGAGACGCTCCAGCGAGAAGTAAGCAAAGTGAAGAGTAGATTCCCCGACGTATGGGAGATGCGCAATGGAACGGCGTAGAGTCTTGTCCGTGACATCGGCTGACTGTCAGTTGCAGACGTTCACTTCAGGTGGTCCGGGAGGGCAGCACCAAAACCGGTCGCAAACTGGAGTCCGTTGAATACATCCGCTCTCCGGCGCCCGGGGGGAAGCGCGAGATGAACGCAGCCAGTTGACTAATAAGAAACTTGCCTGGCGCCGCATGTACGAGTCCAAGGAGTTTCAGCTGTGGTTGCGACGGACTCTAGGTCAGAACGCTGCAGCAGAAGCTGAGTTGAGTCGCTACCCGATTCCTGACCATGAGATCCTGATCGAGGTGCGGAGCCAGGGACGTTGGATCAGGGCCGACAGTTTCACAGCGTAAACTGGCCAGCCTCCACTCCCTTGAGAAAGGCATCCCACTCGTCCATTGTGCATAGGACGGTGACGTCAGGTTGCGTAGAGTTGCGGATGCTCATTCCACGATTGGTCATTTGAACTTCAACGCAGGCGCCACTATCGCAGTACCAGCTCTTGACCCATGTCGACATCTCCATGGGGGACAGTCTACGCTGCATGGTAGTAGCTCTGGTCCATAGGGCCGAGGAAGGTGTTCCACTCGTCCGTCGTGAACGAGACAATGGTATTGGGCTGTGTGGAATTGCGAATGTTTACGACTCCGTTAATCCTTTGAACTTCCAGACAGGCGTTACTCTCACAGTAGTTGCTCTTGGTCCATGTCGACATCTCCATGTTGACAGTCTACGCTGCACTGCGCGCCCGAGCCCGGTTAGCTTCCACACAAACTTTGCATCGACATGAGTAATTGGTGTAGCCGCTAATTCCGTGAGATATGTTGGTGACTTCGTGCTCGAAGCCAGTAGCACGGATCTGGTCACGGGAGGCACGCCAGTATTCACGGGACTCATATTGTCGGTCCGTGTTGGCCTGTCGACAGATGTTACAGCGACAACGGTAGTTAGTGTATCCACTGTAGCCATGGGTAAAGCTGCTGGACTTGGTCTTAGGTGGCACTGATATTGGCTCCGGTCCGTAAGGCTCTGATGCGGTCGATTACCCGAGGGTAACGTATGACGAATGCTTTCTTCAACTCGTAGCCATATTGTCCTGGAAGCATCTCAAAGTCCGATGCCATACAGATGCCACATCGAACGTCACGTACCTGTATTTCAAAAGTGCAAGCGGCTGGTGCGTCGCACGTGTAGCACACCGTCCAGACGTTGGGGCCGTGGTCAGTTTCAATGTACTTTCGGCCAGTGCTGTATGTGTACTCGTCGCCAACGGCCATCAATCGTCGCCAACGGCCATCAGTCGCGGACCATTCCAAGAACGCCGTACGCAAGATCCTGGCGTACGCCCTGCCACATTGCTATGCCGCCCTTTTTGATAGGCACAAGCCCCTGCGTGCGAAGCCGATTTGCCCAACGACGTTGTCCCAGCGGCTGTGATTGATTGTTCGCACAGTACTGTTGGAATGCGCCATAGAGAGTTCGAGACTGAACTTCACCTTCACTGTCGCGGATGAGTGACCCTTCATCGCCTTGGTCACGGAGCCACCGTGCCACGATGTCTGATTCTGTCCGAAAGGCCATAATGTCCTGAGTGACGACGTCAGGTTCATTAAGTCCAAGCACGTTGTAGGACATCAAGCCGTCAAGGAGCCAGTTCAGGATACCGTTGGCCTCTTTGGCCAAGATGTTGGCGTAGCCGGCGATCTCTTCGCGGCCATCTCCGGTGAACATAGTGTTCATGGGAATGGATTTCATCCGGTTCCAGATAGCGTTGTCGTCGCTGGAAACCTTCGGTAGGTAGTTGGTCGCCAGCCATACCACAGCGGTTGGCTTCCACTCACGGTAATCCTGGTAGTGTCCGCGAGACATGACCAGGTCACCACCCGTGAATCGCTTCACGAGATCTTCGTCAAGCTGCTGACCCTCCGGTAGCTCGGAGGTGCTCACGAACCTGGCCCCACGCAACCGGTTCAGGTCCAAGGTTTCAGTCTGGTTCTTGAGGCGGAACGTGGAGGCCGGTGCCGTGACACCGTAGCCGCCGAACACCTTACTCATCACCGATGTCAACACGGACTTGCCAGTGCCGCTGGGGCCATGGAACATGAAGATGGCCCGTTGGTCCGCCCGTCCCAGCAATGAGTAACCCAGGCCGCGTTGCACGTAGTCTCGTAGTGACTGATCCGGGAAAGCGTCTTCCATGAACTGTAGGAACTTGGGGCACTCCGCGTCCTTGTCGTGCTCAGCGCCCATGGTGAGGGTGAGCAGATCCGAGGACCGGTGCTCATACAGTTCCAGGGTCTCCAGGTCCAAGGTGCCATTGGGCAGGTTCAGTAGGTTCAGGTCTGCGTTGAAGTTGTCCGAGGTGATGGAGATGCCCTCCTCTGCGGCGAAGCAGCTGATGGCGGCTGTGATCCGACCAATGTTCAAGGCTGAGGTAGCAGTGGCCACTGCCTTCTCACGTAACGTAACCTGCTTCTTGTCGGTACCGTCGACTTGGGCCAGCCACGCGTGCATTTCCAGCAGCGTACGTTCGGCGCAGGCGACTGCCGCCCGATGGATGGCTTTTCGCTCATCCTTGCGCCATGTGCCCTCTGTCCACTCATACCAACACTGTTCGTGAGTGTTGTAGCGGAACGTGTCGCCATAGTACTGCTTCATGCGTCGGCCATTACCCGTGTCAGTGAGACCTAGACCCCCAGGTGAGGGTAAGGAGCCATCCGACTGTACCCGGACATCCGGGTTCCATTCACCCAGGGTCGCGATCGTAGTCGACGGAGCACCGTAGCCCTGGGCACGTAAGGCAACGGCAGCAGCATGCATGTCATTGTTGTAGTGATAAAACGAGTACACGAAGAATTTGCTCAGTGGACGTTCGGATGGGAGACCGGTAGACGTGGACCAGACGTAGAGCCGGTCCTTGTCGCCGTGGTACCCGGTGCTGGCCGAGTGTCCATCCCGCGTGTCTTTGCCCGGACGACACCAGAACGTTTCGCTTCCCAGTCGGTGGCTGAACGTCCACCCTTGACCAGTGAACCACTCCTCGTCCCAATCGTGCTTGGACTCCCACACGTCGCCGGGCCGCATGTCCTCGCCGGTACGGACGATGATCTCCTGCCGGGGTGTCACGGGAGCTGGCGGTGGGGACTCGTCGAGAGCATCGGCAATGGCGGCATGGATGGCCTGCCGTTGGGCCCAGGTGATCGTAGGGAAGACACCAGGTCGACCAGCCACCGTGACCCAGGACTCACGGGTCGGGTGGCACTTGCCGCCGGAGGGCGCCACGATCACGTAGCCGCCTTCACCCCGGGTCTCAGCGAGCGTTTTACCGTCCGCCGTGGAAGCGATCTTGGTGTTGGTCGGTACCTCATGATCGGAGATCCGGTACATGAGGTGGATTCCGCCGGCCGGAGTCCACTCTGCGTAGCCTTCGTGTTGCAGCGAGTCCCATAACTCGTCGACGCCGCGACTACGGCATGCTTCTTTGATCTTGTCTAGGGAGTCTGTTGTATAGGCGGCGGCCTCAAGCTCCGTCATCTCCAGATTGCCTGAAACTTTGCCACAGATGGCAGCGACTCCGACCTCCTGTCCTGGTCGCCACGACCAGGTCACCTCGGCCTGAGGCATGGGGACGTGCTGGAGTCTTGCCCATTCTCGCGTGGGGCGCTTGGTGCCATTGGCCAGGATTGGGACAACAGAGACACCACCCTGGTACCAAGGTTCTGCTATGTTACTGTGGTTACCACTATCCCTAGTGGGTAGGGGAGGAGGGGGTAGCACTAGGTCCCCCGGTAACGTCATGTCGTGTCCCTCTTGACTAAACGGCATGACGTCTGTCATCATCGCTCCCGTTGGGTGTGGGGTTGTGCCTGCACGGGGGGTGCCTTTCCAGAAGGAGGCACCCCCCACTCTGCAGCAGCCCTGGGTGGTGAAGAGAACTGTAGACCCCCCAGCGATCAACGCGCCAGAGGCAGGACCTGTCAACTTTGGGTGTTGAGACCTTATTCGATATTTCAGTGAGTAATGCCCCCGTCACCTGGCGCTCAGGCGATGGGGGCATTACTCGATGAACATGAATCTAGACACTATCGAGGAGGTCGGCCTCGGTTTCCGGCACGATTATCTTGGTATTCGCCTTGACCCTGACCTTCTTGGTTGGACCTTCCTCAGGTATGTCACATGGCCAATGCCATGTGCCAAGGCCCTGAGCGTCTTGATCCTCGGCGGTTCCTCTCTGGAAGAAGAAACCGTCCGGATTGAGAACTGCCAAATCGACAGAGCCCTTTGCGGCCTTGGCGCCACGTCCCTTGACGATTGGCACCTCTGTAATGGTGGCGGCTCGACATGTAGATGGAAACACTCCGTCGGCACTACCTCTTGAGACATAGTGAACTGTCTCTCCAATAAGGGACTTGGCCATTCTTTTACTTCTCCTGTCGGCTAGTTTCAGAAAGGCGGGTCTTGGTTCTGTGGCCATGCGCCACGCTGCTGCTCCTGAGCAACACGGTTGTCCTGCTGCCGGCGCATGCGCTGCAACACATTGATCTCATCATCGGTCAGTTGAGCTGAACCTTGGACGGCAGCGTAGCCCTGTCCCTGATTACCCTGAGGCTGCTGCTCCTGGTGCCGTTGATTCTGGTAGCCCTGATCCTGTTGTCCGTAGCCCTGGCCCTGGTTGGAGCCTTGGTTCGAGTAACCCTGGGCATTTTGATTGTTGCCTTGTTGCTGGTTACCTTGTTGCTGGTTGACTGGCATCTGTTGCTGGTCATCACGAACATTGAACGGGCTCGGCCGGAAAGTCGGGTTGGCCTGTCCCCAGGCGGTTGCCCGATCCTTCGCTCCCTGATTTTCAAGAAGGTCGATCACGTTCCACGGGGCGTTCATGCCTGGCTTGCCTACGCCCTTGCCGATGGTGCCTAACACCTTGCGCCCGATCATGGGACGTAAGTTGCCGATAATGGCGCCCATCCAGTTGCAGGTACGGTACACCTTGCCAGGTGCACCCGACTCGTCCTTGTCATCCAGGTCGACAACATCAACCTGGATAGCATCCGAGAGTTTTCCAGGGACCGTGAACTTGGTCTGGACGAACGGGATGTGCCCGAGCACGTAGATTACGAGAAGGTGTCCCTCCAGCTGGCGAGGCTGGACATATTCGCCACCCATCGGGGCAGCTTGGCCCCAGTCATCTTCAAAGCTCATTGCTTACTCCCCTTGCTGGAACTGTGACACTGCGACTGGCGCCGGCTCCTTCGCGACCGGCTCATCCTGAGTGACCTGAGTCAATGCGTACTGTCGCGCGGATAGTGAAGCCATCTCCGCCTCGGCCTCGTTGACCTGCTCCTGCCACCGGGCGATGGCAGCTAAGCCCTTGGTGCGCTTCTTGATGGCTGCTTCCATCTGGTCATGCCAGTTCATGCGTTCTCCTCCATTGGCTGGGATTCTGGTGTCTTGGTGAAATTCATCGCCTGCCAGGCTCGGACGGTGTCGGCCGTCTGGTGAATAAGATCCAGGTGCCGGTCCGGTGAACCTGCCGCTTTGCAGAGAATCCGGTACATCTTGAGCAAGTCAGGTAGGAGCCTGTCCTGCGCCCGGAAAACTACGACTGGCTCATCTTCGCCAATCGTCGAATGCTCCAGGGTTACGCGGCCATACTTTCTGTCAATAGCCATTACTCAACTCCCTTGCGCCTGCGCCATTTTGGCAATTGTTTCTGGGTCATCGGTCCGGTGCCGTGGGGCATCCGGGTCACCTTCACCGTGTTGCCCACGCCAGATTCCGAAGTCGCTGGCCAGTTGCTTGAGGTCGGCAACATACTCTGGATCCATGCACAGCTTCTCGCACCGTTGGGCGTAGGCGAAGAGAGCGGCCGGAGCCGCTGGATCGGAGGCGGCAATCACGAAGTAGGGCCATTGGGGGATAGTGCCATCGCGACGAGTAACTAGATATTTTCCTTCGCGGGTATTCTCAGTATTGCGCCAGAGGCGGGCCATGTTGCTCCTTTTTTGAGGGCTACTTCATCGTCCTGGACATCCCGTTAAGTCAGCTGCTATTTCTGGATTCTTCTCGGCCAAGAAAAACGGACACCAGACACAGGAATCGCCGGGTGTCGCTTCTATGAGACCGTACCGATGAGGATTGGACTCGATTTCCAGGTCCATTAATTGTCGACCAATGCGATAGAGCCTTGCCAATGCATCCAGGGCAACCTGCTCGTCGTATGGCTCGGTCCACACCTGCACGTCACCAAGCCAGCCGCTGCGGGGATAGAAGACGAGGGCCACGTGCCTGACGTCACGGCCAGCGCGCTTGTGCCCAAGTCCGTACAGATGAACCTGGATACGGTAGCCTTCGGACACGTTACCTTTCTTCGCCTTGCGCATTCCATCGATACCACTCGTTTTATGGTCTACCACGCATCCGGTAGGAACATGGAACAAGTCGCTACGTCCACGCACCAGTTCGTCGGGTTGGACCCGCAACTCAGTCAGGTAGCCGAGGTCCTCGACGGTCCGCTGATACTTGTTGACGGCTTCCTCAAGCCAGTTGTGGATACTGGTCCCAACGATCGCGGGCCAGGGATCTGAGCCCCGGTTGACTGGCGCCGCGCCTGCGATCCGGTAAGCGAGCTTCCGGTCACAGGGGTCGCCCAGCTCAGAGGGGCCTATCGCCTGCTGCTTGGACCGTGGCGCGTTGCGCTCATTCCACAGAATGATCGTGGAGAGTTCGTGCTTCAGTGCCTGGGCTGCCGGACTGGGGCCCGGTAACTTGGCGAAGTCGTCTGGCACTCAGCACCTCCTTGGATCTAGGTGCTGGTGACACTACGAGGGGGGTACGACAAAAAGCCACCAAGATCATCCGATTTCTCGAATAAATCTTGGTGGCTTCCTGTGACCAGGTATCTGACCTGATCTTCGGAGTGCACACGCAGCAGGAAGCTTACTCCTCGGGACGCTCCTCGCCACGGTCGATGTCCGCCGACGACGAGTTGCGCCGGTCCCAGTTGGGCAGGGCATGCTTGCTGTTTCGGGGCAGGCCCTTGTTGTATCGGTTGATGATGGCCTGGGCCCAGTGGTCCGAGGACCGGCCGCGAACCGAGGTCTGCTTCACGGTGGTGGCGGCTGCGCCCAGACCGAGGACGCCGTTAGGGAAGGAGCCCAGGTTCTTGCGCAGCCGGGACACGTCGATCATGTTCCCGTGACGCTCGAACAGCCGGAAGAAAGCCTCCACGGCCAGGCCGTTGTAGACCTCGCCCTGGCCCTCGTCGTAGATCGCTTTGACCTGCTCCAGAGCCCAGGTCAGGTTGACCACGCCGTTGACGCGCTCCACGAGCCGACGCCCGGTCTGCACGGCCTGGAAACCACTGGGGAGGCAGGCTGGGATTCCCAAACCGTCAAGGACGGCCTGCAGGGCCAGGGCCGACGGGTTCTCTGCCACGAGCTGCACCTTGAAGGTGGTGGTGGCTGGGACCGAGTAGCGGAAGTTGAGGTCCAGGAAGAGTTGTGCTTCCTCGGTGAGGGGTAGGTTGTGGTGGACGAGGCAACGGACCTTCTCGTCGTATCCGGCCAACATGGCGCCTCCACGGCGCTGTTGGCCGTCGAGAACCACATAGGTGACGAGTCCACCTTCGCCGACGCGCTTGCTCAGGGTGATCGTGCCCAGTGCCGCCGGGTTGAGTCGCGCCGCGATCTTGCGCTGCTCGGCCATGTTGGCTGGGCGCTGGATGCGTGAGTCGATGATCATCTGGTCGAATGACATCCACTCGAACGTGATCTGGTGCTCAGGGTTCTGGCTGCGGAAGGTGCGGTTCACCTGGTCCGCGTGCTCGTCGCCTTCGATGACCGGCTCCATGGCTCCGACGACGACATTGGCGCCCGTTGCTGGTCGCTTGGCGCTGGGTGAAACGAATGCTGGCTTTGTGGATGTCACTGTTCTCTCATTTCGTTGGGTGCGTTGGTCACTGTGGCGATTTCCAGTAGTCGCCGTAGTCGGTTGAGCTGTATCTGTGCGGCTCGGATAGTGTCAGCCGAGCTACCCGCGTCGCTTGAAGGGACCATTTTGTCGATGACAGTGAAGGGTCGAATCTGGTCAGTCATTACCTCCAACATGATGATGATGTTGGTAACGATCTCGGCAGGCATTGGATGCACGTCCGGTTCCCGGACGGAGCGGACGGAGCGGACGTGAGGTTCGTCCAGATTACGCCTAGCAGCCCTGTGACGGTGTTCGACTACCTCCTCACCCCTTCTGATCTGGCTTAGTTTCCGATCCAGTACGTAGATCCCTGCGTTTGCCTCCTCTGTTTCCCTGACGTACTTCTTGGCCTCTTCGTACCTTTCCGGTTGAAGTTCTTTGATCAGGTTGAGTCTGGCGAAGGCTTGACGGATCGTTCGAAAGTCGCTGAGGGAGTAGCCAAACATGCGCGCTACTTCGTCGACGTAGTCAAATCTCTCGCGTGGCTTTGGCTGGATGCCTAGTTGCCGTTTCTCGTTATTGGTGGCTCTTGTTTGTGCACGTTGTGCACTACGCCTGACGGCGTATGCTCGATAGAGAGCACCTTCTTGTGCGAAGGACCTGTTCCGGACCCGGTGACCCTGACTGATGTCATACAGCATCTGCCAGTCGGGAGGCTGGGTAGACCATCCCTCCTCCGCCATATCGTGCACCTGAGCATAGTACGCGCGGACCGTGTCCCAGTCATTAGTGATGACGACGGGGACGGTGTCCCAGCCCAGCTCATCGACAGCTTCCAGGCGCCGGGCGCCATCGATGAGGTGGTTGTCCGGCAGCAGCAGCAAGGGAAGCTGTATCCCGTTCTTGTGGATGCTTCTCCGAAGCTCGACCAGGTCTCCTAGATCGGAGCGGGCCCAGGTCGGGTTGGCCTTGCGAATGTCTGCAATGGGCAACGTGACGTCGGATGGCTGAAAGTTTGTCACCTGACTCCTTGGACTCACCGCAGGGGCTCCACTTCACTGGTTGGGTGCGTTTGAAACTACAGGGGGAGGAGGGGGTACGTCAAGGGGATCTGAAAGAAAGTTGTGCCGAAGTCATTTGACGCTTGGACCTGAAAGCGGTGCAATATCGTACGTTCGCCCAGGTCAGGCATCTTGACGGTCATTTGATGGATCGATGCCAAGGTACTTGATCGCATCACCGATGATCAACTTGTGGGCAAAAGGAGGCCCCGGGGTGCCGGGGACCTGGGGAGGAATGATCCGGCACCCCGGGGCGGGGTGGAGAGAGTAAAGTCTGTGTCGGTTGCGTTAGTCCCACCAGCCGCCACTGTACATCGCGTGCCGGTGGTTCTGGGTAGGTTCGACGATGTCCACATCGCCGAATCCATTGTACTGACGCTTGGCCTTGTGAAGCAGGTCCCGTACGTTGGCCCGATCAGGTCCCCACCAATAGGCAGCCCGATCAGCAGCGGTTGGTCCGTAGCTGTAGTTGTAGCGCCGTTTCCGTGGCCAGGTCGGGACCCAGGAGCAATGGAGAGGTTCGTCAGGGTTGATGATGCCACGGAAACGAAACCGAGGTCGTGGTTCACGCACTGGTTCTGGCGGCAACGGACACGGGCTTGTGGATCGGGGATAATTCTGCCAGGACCTGGCGATGCGGTCGGGACACGTCCAGTCATGGCTAGGAACATAGAACTCGGTACGGACCCAGTAGGGTGCGTCCTTGTCTGTTCTGGACACGATTTCCTCACTGCGCTGAACCTTTCAGCGTCCTACGTGAAGCAGTAGTCGTTCTCCATGACCCTCACCTCTTCCTAGATCGCATGGTTCAACGGGTACAGTACCGTCTGTAGCCTTATGAACATGACAGCAACCTGTGGGTCCTGAACGTTGACTAGTTCGTGTTCGTGGCACCAGATTGCTTGTGACTCGGCCTCGACTTGACTGCCATCACCAACCGCTTCACCTTGATGGCGCCCAGTCAAGTCCACTGTGAACAGACTGTAGATGGTGTCTGCCGACTTGCTGGCGTAACTTGTACCAAGTGGGATCAGGTCCTCAACGGTGACACTGTAGCCGGTCTCCTCCAGCATCTCCCGGACTGCGTCATCCTCAATGGAGGCGCCCTCATAGCCGCCGGTGATGGATGACAGTGTTTGGTTCAGCGACCAGCAGGGTGTCATCTCTGATTTGAGCAGATACTGCATGGTGCCAATGTCAGTGATTCGATACGGTAGCAAGGCCACGATGCGGCCGGCGCAGCGAGTCTCGTGAGAATAGACGTAGCCATCGACCCCCAGGTCAGGCGCCCGCATAATGTATAGCGACACCCATTCGTTTCCATGCAACAGTTCTGACGTTGGATTCACGTACCCCCAACTGGATTCGAACCAGCGACCTGGAGTTTAGGAAACTCCCGCTCTTTCCGCTGAGCTATGGGGGCTTGCTAAATGTGACCGACTCCAGTCTCCAGTCTCTGGTCCCGGTCGTCCAGAGCCCGAGAGTAGCGATCCGGCAGGTTCCAGCCTAGATTACGTAGCCGGCGCAGGCTAGCAAGAACCATGCCGCTACCGTTACTGTCCAAGGCGACAAACATGTCGGCCTCATTGACAGCTTCCTCGTACCGGTCGATCGTGATATGAGGCCTGAGGTTGCGATACACGACCACCATCCCGGCTCCAGTGATACTCCACCGGCCGATAGCGGGTAGGGTTCCGCTCGGATAGCGTAGGTCTATATGAACATGGGCTTCGGGGCAATGCTCCCGACATCCCGTGCGCCACCAGTCTTTGATCTCCTTCGCCGCCTTTGCCTCCGGCGCGGTTCCAGTGAGTTGGGCCATCCGACGAACGACTGCCAGCTCCTGTGAGTCTACGAGCATTACCACTTGCCGCGTGCTGCGCTGCTTGTTGTTCTTGTAGCTGGTGCGACCCTTCAGGTCCAGGATGCCCGCCATCCAGGCGAGATCTACTTCTTTCATTGGTTCCCTCCCCAGGGATTCTCTCCACCTATGGATTCTACTTCTGCAGCTTTCCTGCTGGTGGCAACGTTGAGCTTGGTCGATCGTGACAGCGAGCAGTTTTTCCACAAATTTCGCAAGGACCGAAGCTGCTGGCTAGGGCCGTGACGAGATCTACAGCTCCCGCCACGGCCCCGTGATCGTCTTTCCTGGCACTCACGACGATCAGGCGAGCCATCACCCCTCCGGTTGGTGGCCGGGAAGGTTACCAAGTTCAAGAGCCAGAGCACTGGCTGCCGTTTCTCTCCGTCGTCACCCAATGCTCTGACTGTTACGTCTGGTCAGCGCTCGCATTCCAGTACGTGGCGGGAGCAACCATCCTGGAGCTGTACTCAGACGCCTACTGCAGTCAATTCTCCACTTCTCATAATGTGAATCAAGGAACCGGACTGGAATCCAGACCTCGTTGACCGGGAAGGACTTGAACCTTCGACCGCGATAAAATGGGTGCACACCATCGCCGCTCTGCCAGGCTGAGCTACCGGTCAATGTGCAGGTCCCCGGCAAGATTAGGTTACCGGGGACCTGCATCGTGCCCCCTCGCTGCGCCTACCGAAGAGGGGGCCATCCGGCCGGGTACCAGGGTCTGACAGGATCGTGTTTGGAAGGGACTAGGTCCCACGATCCCTTAAGCCAGTCCCCAGCTAAGGCGACTTGAGAACGAGGCGCCAAAGGCCATGCGCTGCCCGGCAGCACTCGTTCTCAGAACACTATACCCGCCCGAGGGTCACTCTGGTAGCTGGCGCAACGTCGCGGAAGACAGCGCACCCGTGCTAGCCACATGCCCTTGCTCCAAGATTCCCACGACGGGGACCTGGGACCGGACCTTACATCCGGAGGCGGAAGCTTCTATCACTGTGGAGTTGTACTACGGGCGTGAGCTTCGCTCACGCCCTACGCTCACTAGCGTGAGCGACCGTGCTGTTCAGTGGTCCTTGGTGCTGAGACCACTGTACCGTACCCCCTCCTCCGGGTGTCAAGACACGGAGGCAAGATCTTTTGCGAAGATCGACGGAGTCGGACATTTGACCTAAGATCCCGATATGGGTTTGTCTCTACAGGATCGAGTCGCCGCATTACCGGCGGAGGAACGGAAGCAGTGGCTTGCCACGTTACCCGACTATCTAGTTGAAGAAATGAGTCGCGGGGAATGGTGGTGGGTCGCTCGACCAGAACAGGTGCCGCCAGAAGGCGGGTGGTTTGTCGCGCTAGCCTTAGCGGGACGCGGATTTCGGAAAGTCACGAGCCGGTTCTGAGTGGATCGTCAACCAGGTCCTCAAGCATCCCTTTGACCGGCAAAACGTGCCGACAGAGTGGCTCGTCATCGCCGAAACTCTATCAGATGCACGAACGATCTGCATGGAGGGTCCGGCTGGAATCCTACGCGTCCTAGAACGTCGCAAAATAAAACATCGCTATAAAATGAGTCCGCGCCCCATGGTCCTGCTCCCCGGTGGAGCAAAGATCTACACTGAGGGTGCTGACGATCCCGATGTGGCCCGAGGGTACAACTCGGCCGGGGCGTGGCTTGATGAAATTTGCGTCGCGCAGGGTGAACCAGTTCTCACCTTGCGGGGCCAGATACCCGTTGAACGGGTTGTCGTTGGCGATCGGGTACTTACTCGACGTGGCTGGCGTCCAGTATCTTATGCTGGATTGACGCAACGCGCTGCCGAGATCGTCGAAATTCGAACCGTTCAAGGGGTTGTTCGAGTTACGCCAAATCATAGAGTCTGGGCCAATTCGGCGTGGCGGAAAGCTTGCGAGCTTCAACCAGGCGATATTATGGCGACATGTCCTACGAATATAGAGCACCGATTCCCAGTGGCGCACCTGCCTTCTACGACTGGGACGGAGAACGTTGGTACTTCAATAAGCGAATGGGATACCACCTCAATCGCTCAGGTTCCCTTCTCCATCGATGCTTATGGATCAAAGTGCACGGTCCCATTCCTGACGACCATGAAGTCAACCACATCAACCGTCGCCGCTGGGACAATCGGCTACAGAACCTTGAACTTCTTACCAGGTCAGCACACCGACGACTTTCGGCTATTCAACGCACAGATGCCGCATGGAAAAACAGCCAAACTCCTGAAGCGGTCAGCAAGCGACTTTCTGCATACTGGAAGCGTAGAGAACCCAAAGAGGTTGAATGTCACCGGTGCGGTGTTATGTATTACAGCACCGGCATGCGTGCCAAGTATTGCTCTGCCGAATGTCGAGGTGCCGCAGGACGGGAACGTAACAGAAACGACCGTGCTGAGCGTCGCCAAGGTCGTTCGGTCTGATGTCTATGACATAACGGTAGAGGGCGATGCGCCTGAATTCTACGCCGGCAGTGGCCAGATTCTGGTTCATAACTGCAAGTGGAGGTATCCGAAGCAGTCATGGGACGCCGGGATAATGCCATCCCTGCGTGCTGACCTGGTCAATGATCATCCACGCGCCTTCGTGACAACGACGCCGAAGCCGATTGACTTACTTCAGGAATGGATTAAGCGCCAGGACGGTACCGTTCACGTCATCCGTGGATCTACGTTTGACAACGCGTCCAATCTATCCTCGCTGGTCATCAGTGAACTGAGAAAACGTTACGACGGAACGATGATCGGGCGCCAGGAACTGTATGGCGAGATCATTGAAGGCTTCGATGGCGCCCTGTTCTCCCGCCTGGATATTGAAAACAATCGAGTGGACGATGCGCCTGACGACATCATCAACACCGTTGTGGGTGTGGACCCAAGTCTCACCGGCGAAGACGACGAGATGGGCATTGTCGTCGTAGCGAGGACGCGGGACAACCATCTCTGGGTCCTGGCCGACAGATCCATCATGGGCGTTGGTCGGTCGGCCGCCCTGGAGGCGTGGCGCATTGTGGCTGAGTGGGGCGCCGACAAGTTGGTGTGTGAAGTTAACTTGGGCAAACGCTGGATGCAGCAGGTGTTCAACGACGCCTACTACGAGCTGGTCGGCCAGGGCGTTTTTGAGAAGGGCACAAAGCCTCCGCTACTGGGCATAGACACCAAGATCGGCAAAAAGACCCGTGGTGAACCGGTGGCCATGCGCAATGAGCAGGGTCGACTGCACCATGTGGGCAAGTTCCCTACTCTTGAAGATCAGATGGCCACATTCACCGGCTGGGGGACCAACGATTCTCCAGACCGCCTTGACGCCCTGGTCCATGCCTGCAGATTCCTAATGGAAGGCGAGAAGAAGGCGGCCCGTATCGCCAGCCCCAAGGATGTGCTTTCCACCACATTGCAGGAATTGTGGGCAGACGCCGGGAGTTATCGAGACAACTTCTAGTGCTGTTTGTTTGAAATATACCTTGGGTATGGGAAGATCGTTACATCTGGCCCTCACCTGGGGGGAGGCTTATGTGAGTTGCACTGTGACCGTAACGGTGGACGGTTGTTGCTGTCCACCACCCCCACCTTCTCCTATTTCATTGGTCTGGCACATTGGCCCGGCCTTGGACACCAATGAATCAGATCGGGTCGTAGGAGCACCTCCGACCCAGCAGACACTACGAAAGGCAGATGTCATCGTGGATCTTCAGGCAGACAAGAAGGTTGCCTTATCCCTCGAATTCACCGATGAGGTTGGTAACCCGGTCCCAACTCCCACCGATGCAGTCATCGTCTACACGGTCGATGACGCAACCATCATCAACCTCACGGACAACGGAGACGGCACCGCCTCAGCGGCTGCTACCGGCGTCCTGGGTACCGCCAACGTCCACGTGGACGCCTCCTCCGTTCTGGCCGGTCTCACGTTGACCGGAGACCTCCAGCTGGTTGTTGTCGCCGGCCTCGCCGAGCGCGTCAACATCGTGGCTGGCCCACCGGAAGAGATCACACCTGATCTGTAGTCTTTGACGCATGGTCGAGTGGCGGGAGACTGGCTTCAAGGGTTACCTCGTAAACAATCTTGGAGAGATTCAAGGTCCGCGAGGGAGACTCCTTAAGCAGTCTCCCGCTGGTCATCCGGCCCATAAGGGCGGCGGCTATCTTCGGGTTACGATCCACCACAACGGGTATCGCCTTACTCGCTATACCCACATCTTGGTTTGCACGCTATTCCACAAACCCAAGCCCGAAGTTAATATGGTTGTGGCTCACCTCGATGGGAATAAGCTCAATAATGCAGCCTCAAATCTTGCATGGAAAACATTTCAAGAAAATGAGCAAGACAAAAAGCTTCATGGCACCTATAACCATGTCGGCGAGAAGAATCCAAAGGCAAAGCTAACCCTGGGCGACGTCCTAGCGGTCCGTGAAGCATACGCAACAGGAATTTTCACGACACAGATGCTTGCCGATGTAATGGGAGTTCGTCAGCCTCACATATCGGGAATCTTGTTAGGCAAAAGCTGGACCTAAGTTTCGACGCGAATAGAGGAAGGCCTGGAGATCAATGATGGGTCATTCATCATTGACTCAGTGCTCTCGGCCGTTCTGGGGTCCTTTTCCTGTTGGCGCTGGAGTATTTGGCACCGCGTACACAGTGGCCGCCGTCAGGGCCGCTGAGACAATGACCAGGATCTGGCCCACGTTGGTTTCCGGTCCCCAGATGGTTAACGCTGACGTGACAGCTGCACCTAACACAGCGACGATGAACTTGGCATATCTACTCATGACCGCAGGATAAGGCACCAGATCCTGGAAGAAAAGCTCCCATTGGTCTAATCTGTCTTCAGTCCCGTGATGGGACACCGTGATGGTAGAGGAGACTAAGAAGTGCCCAGAGAACGTATCCAGCAGGCCTTGGACCCGAAGACGTTTGACGTCGTGGTGGCCTGGAGTAAGGAACTGAACGATTACGTTGAGGTTGCGACCACAGCTGCTGATGCCAGTGACCGGCTACAGGCTTGGACTGAGTTGATTCATGATGAGGCTGGCGTCGTGGAGCCGTTCGAGTCCCGACCAGGCACAAGTTTCAAGTTCTTTGACGGTTGGCACGTGTTCCTGAACCGGAACCAGGTCAACGACCTGATCCGCGTCTTACGCCGGGCGCGCAACTCCGCCTTTGGTGTAGACGAGTAGTTAATAGGAAAGGGCCGGGTCTCATATCCGAAGACCCGGCCCCATCTGACATGGTTAAACAGTCTTATGCAGACTGTTAGCGATTTCAAGTCGCTAGCATATTGTCAGGTACCGTCATATGGGTCGTTGTCGCAGTTTAAAGGCACGTCTGAGATCTACTGCCCAACGCTCTGCCACTGAGCTACAGCCTCATGATTGGAGAGGCTGACGGGGGTTGAACCCGTGACCTTTGGGAATTTGATCGCACCTGGTCTATACAACGACGGACGGCAATATTGAGTTTGAGGCAAGAAGTTGATGTCGGGCGCGGTTTTTAGGGTTCCTGCGCGAAACCTCAATGATGTCTCAAGTCAAGCTGATGAGAGCCGAAGCTCACTTGACCGGACTGAAATTCAGTTTGTGCCTTACCCGGCATACGCCGGGGGTCTTTGAAGGAGAAGGCGACCAGGGCCAGCTTGACATCCAGTGGGCCCAACCAGCCGACCCACTAACCCTGATTCTTAATCCTCGCTGCCTGGACCTTTCCCCTGGATCAGGTTACCAGCCGAGGAACTCGAAGACCCGGTCTCCGATCTTCACATCCTCGACGGTGACGCTGTTGGCTTCTTCGCGGGCCTTCTTGACGGCCTCCGCGAGCTGGGCGACTTTCTCCAGCAGCTCTGCCTTGCGGGCCGAGGAGAAGGCGCCGGACAACTTGGTGGTGGTCCACGTCCCGACGTTGACGTCTTCGTAGTACACCTCGACCTGCGCTGGGTGCTTGTCGGTGGCCGCAGCCTTGACGTGGTTGCGTGGGATCTTCTTGGTCCTGATAGTCCCGACCGGCACCGAGCGGTACACCTGCTCGTTGTCGTCGAACTCCCAGGTGTCAGCCGAGTCCAGGGTTGGAATCTTGGACAGGACCGTGGTGCGCAGGATGTCGAGCTTCTTCTCCAGCGCCAGCAGTGTGGTCACCGACACCTGGGTCAGGATCATGACGCCATCGACCACCACGTCCGCCCTAGCTACGGTGTTGCCCATGTCCTTGGTGGCAGTGACGTCGAGCAGACGGGCCAGCTCCCTGGCCGCTGTCTTCAAGGCCGGTGCGCCCTTGATCTGGACCAGAGTGGACTCCGGTGGCAACTTGTCGCCATCATCATCCTTCGGAACGTAGGTGCGGATGAGTCCGCCCCACTGCGCCTGGCGCTGGAAGTTGTGATACAGCCTGGTGAGGGCGCCTTCGCCGGTGGCCTTGGCGCCCTTTTCGATGGCAACGATCTGATTTAGTCTGGTCATGATGTTCCCACATTCTCCACGAGGGTAGGGACTTTCAGGAAGTTGATGAGGCATACGGCCTCGATGGGAAGAACCTTACCCGTAGGAGGGGGTGTTGTCAAGTTCCACTAGAGATTTGGGGCACATCAGCCGGTGCCGGTGCCTGCTTCCTCGTCAACTTCGTTGATCCTGGGAAGTTAGGGTTGATCAAAACGCCCATCGTCGGATGGCCGCGTAGTGGCCAAGACGTCCAGGATAATGGACTTCAGTAGTTGACACACCTTGGTCCTGGAAAGTCGAGCCGGATTCACGATGAGTCCATTGCGTTGGCCCTGTACCGATTTACGCATCAAGTGGCTGAGATTCTGGTTGCCCTGGATAGCCATTTCCAGGCTGTCCTTGGAGACGCGCCCGCCCAGTCTGGCCTCCAGGCGTTTCCTTATAGTGGCCATTGGAATGTCGACAAGCGCAAAGTGAACTGGAATGTCATCTGGAAATGAACCAGATTCAATCGCCTCGTGTGGCTTGGTCAATCCGCAGATGACAGTTGGCGTGCCCTCTTCCTTGAAGCGAGTCACCGCTTCATGAAGGAGCAGTTCTACTCTGAAATGTCGCCATGGGCCACTGCCAGCCGCAGGTATTCCATCCTCGTCGATGTCGTGGAATTCAATGCCGGCAAGGTCAGGATCCCTGCGTAGAGTCTTATATGCTGTCGTCTTGCCCGCAGTGCTGACGCCGGTAATGAAGATGATGCTCATGTAGCGAATTCCGGTGACGATCCGGACACAGCCGGGATATGAATCCGACCTGAGACCCAACGCTCATCCGCCAAGCTCACAGTGAAACAGCACGTTGCGCCAAGGTATTGAATCGTTGAGACACTGGCGGGAGTTGAACCCGCGAAATTACGCTTTGCAGGCGTACGCTTTAGACCACTCAGCCACAGTGTCACAGAATTTATTCTGGCCTTCCATACAGACCATGATAGTTGGGATACAGGTGGATGTAGTCGTTCCTCAGGTGTCCGTGCTCATTCCACCTGAAGTACTCGCCGGGACGTAGCTTATAGAGCTTGATGAGCTGACCCAACCCTATATAGTGCTCATCGCCATCTGTTTTGGACGTTACCCAGCCAGGGTGCAGTGCATACCTAGGCATAGACCTCGGTCCTACTGCGACGACAGCGGGGAGAATCATGCTTGAAGGAGATTCGGCAGGTAAGGCAGACATGTTGTCCGTTACTCATCGGTACCCTCGGCTATAGCGACAACACACACTTCACATAGAGTCACGTACCAATGAGAACGTATTGGGTGACTGCGTACAGATCCAGGTGACCCACATTCTTCACAGGTCCGTGACGCTACTGTCTCCGCCTGCCGGATCACGGCCTCGATGTTCCCTTTAGCTTGGTCACTGTACGTTAGGTAGACCCGGAGGCCGGCGAACTTCTGCTTGACCTGGGACACCTCGTAGCCAGGATCCATAGCGACTACATCTGTGTGCAGTTGATCCAGGATGGACTTCCACCCAGGACCTACGTGATTTGTGTGTTCTGGAATCTGACTCACGTGCCCCTGACTGGAATTGAACCAGCTGCCTGTCGCTTCGGAGACGACCGCTCTATCCGGTGAGCTACAAGGGCATGGTGCCGGTGGATGTTCTCCCATCCACCGGCACAGTGATGCTAGTTGGTTTTCAACCAGTCACTGATGACAGTGTACGACTCGTTGGCCGATGGGTGAAGGGTGAGGTCGTGCCCAGACTCTGGAATCGTCACAACCTGGAAGGAGGCAGCTGCCGTGTAGTACGGGGCCTCGTTCGCCATCACCGCTGCCGCGTCGACACAGTTGAACAGGCTCGGATCGTAGCAGAAGATGGCGTCCTGTTGGCCGTTGACGACGAGCACCGGCACCTTGATCAGGTTGGAGATGTTGATGGCGGCTGGTACTGCGCGTTGGCCCAGGAAGCCCAGGAGGCCGGTCAGAGACACCAGGTCCTTGTGCGCATCGTCAAAGGCCACCACGGCTGGATCTGAAGACGGGGAATGGAAGGAGGTTCCACGCACGCCGGGACGGCTGGTCAGGTACCCGTTGTCCAGGCCGAGACCTGCGAATCTTGGGTCTTGGTTGGCCGGATAGTTGCCGGCAGTGACGGCCGGGTTGCTGGGTCGGTGCAGGTAGCCGGTCAAGACCACCGCGTTCACGTCTGTATAAGTGGATGCCTCAACCAGAACTACGCCAGCCCCGTATGAGTGGGAGATCGAGTTGATGTGCCGGAACCCGAGCAACTTCAGCCCCTGCACCAATTGGTGCAGGACGTAGGCGTCCGTGGCCATGGTGATTTCCGTGCTCAACGGCCGGGTACTGGCGCCGTTGGGTCCAGGGTTATAGCCCACGGCGGCTCCACCGTCGCCAATGCGGTCATAATCCAGGGTGGCTCGGCCATCGGCCAGGGTCTTGCCCACGTAGGAGTAGAGGCTGGGGTTCTGCGTCCAGTCCCAGTAGGCGCCAGTGTAGGTGGCGCCATGGGTCAGGACGTCGACCTCATGGGAGCCATGGGCCCACTTGAACGGCTGGCAGTATGTTGCCAGAACCTTCCAGCTGCGAGGTTGGTCAGGGGCCGGAGCCACAGGAACAGTGGATGTCAGGCACCAACCCCTGTGGGAGCTGTGGACCTTGATGCTCAGGTCCTCGCCGGGTGAGTATCGTGCCTGGGCGGGTGTCGCTACGAACAGGCTCATCAGCAACGTCATGCTGATGGCTATCAGGGTTGTGGCTCGTTTCGTCATGGCCACATAGTACATCTGCGATAGTGAACGTCAAGGGTCCCTGGAGCCATGCCGGCAAAAGTGCCTCCAGGCGCGGGTGACGCTCCTTGGTCAGATGCCACAACTTGCAGCCGTCATTGCAGGGATATGGGTACATGGGTCGATTGTGCAGTTTGGATATGGCGACGGCCGCCTGAACTGCGGCCTGTTGGTCCATGTACACCCGTTTCGTGGGCGTAGGACACGGCCTCGGTCGGTTCCGCTTGCGGGCACGTTTGCAGGTCTTGGAGCACGTTTGCACACCATCCCGGCCACCAGAGTCCAGCACAGTGTACGGCGCCTGGCACCGTGCGCAGAAGCCCATGATGAAGCCCATGGGCACATAGTACATCCAGGGGACCTTGATGTCACTGGGACGTTGGTGCCAGCAGAGGGAGTCGAACCCCCAGGGGCTATTGCTTTACAGGCAACGCTGGGCAGCCGGCCCGTGCTGGCATGTTACATGGGATCCGGACCCGGTGGATTGTTCCGAATCATTTCCCAACCTTCTTCGTCAAAGGGTTCATCCCACACCTTGTCGAGACATTGCCTGAAGGCATCATCCAACTCTTTCTGGGAGCTGAACCAGCCATCGTCAGCATCAGTAACAATGATGCCACCAACGGCCCCCAACCACAGGTTCGGAAGGACGCCACCCGACTCGTACGCTTCCTCCCATTCCTTGTGACTGGTGCGAGGATCAGGGGCTGGCAACAGTCCTGGCTCATACCACGACGGCCCTAGCGTCACTCTGGCACTGCCATGTCGGTATCGGAAGTAGAACACCCGGCCGTCGATGAGCACGCCCCAATGCTGCACGGGACAGGCGCCACCTCCATGAGATGTAGCAACCCGTGGATCCTGAAGACTTGCAGGCTCACCTGGCTCTGGACGGTACAGCTCCTCAATGTCCTTCGGGAACCAATCCGGAATCTCTGCCATTGTCATCCTCCCCTTGCGGCATGAACGCGGCATCTAGTTGTTCCTGGGTCCAGCCGATAATAGCCAGGATATCGGCGGTTACATCGATTGGTTCACTGGACGTATCGCAATCCGGCCAGGGCTCTGGACTCACGTCCGGTCCACGTCAACCAGTTCCAGCTGATTGAAGATCAGGGAACGGATGGTTTTTCTGTTTTCATCAGAAATATCCACGGACCCGCTGCCATTCGGTTGGAGCTGAACGGAAATGTTGGGACCTTTGACGACCATCGTTTTCGTGGTGGAGTCTACCCGGAAGATAATCGTTGCAGTCATGACAGTTGTTGCTCCTTGAAGTTTGGGCGCCCATCGCGACGACAATGGTTGCTCCGTCCATGGGCATTCGGTTTGACTCAGGCACTATTTCAACCCGCACCTCACGAGTGTCCACGTGAGGACTCCACCACCGAAAGGGTCTAGAAACGGGTGACTGAGGGGCCACGATCCCCCCGCCTCCGGATCCACAGTCCGGCGCTCTACCAAGATGAGCTACAGCCACCATGTACGACCTGTTGTGGTTTCCTACGCCTTTGCCTCCGGTCGCCCGAGACATGCGCATGCAGCTGGAAACACGGAATACAGGCTGGCCAATTAACTAGTGCCCTTCTCCACCGCCAACTGCTACCACGTACAGGCGAGAGGACTCGAACCTCCGATTACCTCCGTGTGAAAGAGGAGCCTTCGCCGCTTGGCCACGCCTGCATTACCTTGCGTACCCCATACGGGAGTTGAACCCGTCACTTCCTGGATATAAGCCAGTTCCCCCCGACCGGGGGGGCCATGGGGCATTGATAGATGTCGCTCTCCGGCCTGGGGTCGAACCAGGGACCTCTCGCTTAACAGGCGAGCGCTTACTACCAGCTGAGCTACCGGAGAATGCGGCGCGGTTTTCCCATGCGCGGGATCCAGCCGTCTGGCGCAATAACAATCTCATTGTATCTGATGAGATGTTTTCTGTGCAGCGATCTGGCATATCGACAGTCCACGCACCGACATTTGCTTTGTATGTACATATGCGCTGTTCCGTGATGGACGTCAAGAATTTTGTTGTGACCGCTTGAGGCGGCGCTGCTTCATGTAGGTCCGCATGTGCTCATTGCTGTCGCCCATGGGCCCAGATTAACACAATGACATGCTCCGTTGGACGTAGTCCCAACGGGATTCGAACCCGTGCTACTGGCGTGAAAGGCCAGCGTCCTGGGCCGCTAGACGATGGGACCATGAAGCTACTTCAACTGTGGATCCACCTCGTCGGCGAATTTCCGCATGTACTGGATGACTTCTTCTTTGGTGCGCCCGGGGGCATCATTCCACACGGGGACCACGCTGATGATAAGCGGTGGCTGGAACCCTGTCGACGTAAGAGTGGTCATGGCGCCCACATCCAGGAGCCATTTAGAAAGATGTTCTTCCGCCTGAAAGGCAACACCACTACGGTGGGTATACATACGGCCCTGTGCGGCAAATTCGATAGCACCCCGGACACACATTCCCCGGACCGTATCACCCACCGTCCCTTGGACCCAGTTACGATCTTCCAGCACCTGTGCTGCTCGCCGAACCAACCGGCCAGCGTTCTGTGCAGGGGTGGGTTTCGGATGCCTGGTTGCCATGTCACTCCTCCAGAGAGAGCTTCTTTGAAGTTCCGACTGCGGCGATGCTCACATAGTGTGGCGCAGACCGCCGCCAAGCCCGTGATCTTGAGCGCTGCCTTTCCTTCCGCAGCCGGAACATAATCATCGCGTAGGGACTGGTGCATACAGGGTTCCTTCAGCGTAGGCCTCCGTGAAGGTCTACATGCCCCGTCAGGGCGCCTAGCGACGTAGCGCGGACGGGCCTCGAACCCGCAAAATGTCCTGATTGAAAGTCAGGCGACTCTACCCACTTCGTCCACCGCGCCATTGTGGATCTCACCCTCACCACGGGGAAGGTTGTGGTCAGTCGTCTGGCAGGACGCTGACGTTACCCATGCTGCCATCCAAGGGACGACCCTGTACCCGCACCAGGTAACGATCCTGGCACCTCTGCCGTGTCGGGACAGCGCTCTTCCTCTGAGCTATACGGGCTTGACGTACAGGTTCAATGTTTCCTGAAGCCAGGTAACAAATTCTGCGCGGTCCATGGAGATTGAGGCCAGAGGCGTGGCCTCTATGAGGTCCTTGATGCCTGGTTCAGGGTATTCGCCATCAAGGATCCACAGGCGAACCCGGTCATCTCCATCCGTGGACAGTAGAGTTTTACGTTCTCCGATGCGAATGGGTTTAATGGGAAAAGTCACGTGGCGGGAGTGGGATTTGAACCCACGACTTCCGACTTATGAGGACGGCGGCCTGTCCGAGCTGGCCTATCCCGCTAATGAGCCAGCTTACGCTGGCCGTGGTACTTAGTAGAACTGTATCGCAGAAATCCGGTCGTTGAAGAAGTATGGCCACCCGCCAAGGTCGTTGACGTACTGACCCTGGGCCAATGTCACGGTTTGGCCGGTACAGTCGAAGTTGTCACGGAACTTGATGGTGATGTAGTCCTCGTTGCGGATCGAGCTGATGATGTCGTTGAACCCGACGTTACCCACATAGTAGCAGGTGCCGTGTAGGTTGGGACCATACAGCCAGACCGAGGAACCACCGCCACCTGCATCCTGGTAGATGCACACGTAGGGATACGAGCAGGATGGTGAGGCGCTTGCAGGTGTGGCGACCAGGGCCGTGACACCTACAACAGCCAGCACCATGGTGCCTAAGTAGACGAGGACTTTCTTGAACTTGCTCAAATCTCCTCCAAAGTCGAGTTGGAGGTTTGAGCCTAGCTGATCTTTCCTATTTCAGGCAGCACCATGGACGGTGATTGTCGCTGGGGTGTCCATTTAGTGATACTCCTTTGTGCTGGAGTATTCCGAAGTGACCATGTTGCCGTGTGCTCCAGGATGGATTCGAACCATCGATACACATCGATTAAAAGTCGAGGCTAATTGACCGCTCTAGCACTGGAGCAATTGCTCGTCGCTTGCGACGAAGCTCGTTGTATTTCTTCATGTGCTTCGCTTTACGCTCTCTGCACGGCTTACAGCCACAATTTCGCTTGCCCGACACATCTTCCCCGTGGCCAACGCTTTGTTGCTGTCGGACATAACTTCATGGTAGAACACGTTACCATAAAGCCCCCCCGGCGCGAGTCGAACGCGCACTATCCGAGTTAGAAGCTCGGGACTCTATCCATTGAGCTACGAGGGGAAAGTACTCCGGGTCGGGATCGAACCGACGACCTTCGCATTAAGAGTGCGCCGCTGCTTCCTCTGAGCTACCGGAGTTTGTATGTGTGGCCGGGCTGACCTAACTCCCCCACGGCCTGGGAACGTCACGAGGATTATTGAACCCCAAGCATTACAGCCTGTACGAGCCATTCGTAGCGGCCACACGCGGAGAGCTGACGGATCGAACGCCCAAGTTTTACCTTGCCATGCCGGTTTTCAAGACCGGTCGACCACCATGGTCGGAACTCTCCAGGTATATAACTAAAACTATTCGACCGTCCAGGCTGTGGTCACTGACCTTGGAACAATGACCTCGAACTTGATCAGAACCGCAACCCCCATGGGCCAGTAGTTTGGATCCGGGTTGGTTTCCAGGAACGCGGCATCTTCGAACCGCTCAATGCCGTATTCCTCTAGGACATTACTCAGATCCAGTTCACCTTTGATGAGTGAGGCCGGGTTCCCGTCCTCGTCACCTTTGATCAAGGCGTACATTATATGTGCCCATTCTCTTCGAGCCACTGGTGTATTGCCTCCACGCTGGCGTTCTGTGCTGCACGTTGCCCCGGAGTGAAGTCGACGTCTGAATGGTTGGCCAGTTCCTCAGCTGTCGGCTCCCGCTTCTTTCTGCAGAACAGGCACCAGACGCTTGTAGAGCCGTCGGTGATGTACCAGACCTTGTCCTGATGCCAGCCAATGGGGCATCGAATCCAGCCGGACCAGAATCGGATCCAGCGAAATGGAGACCGGATGCGGTACCACAATAGCCAGCACCGTGGATATTTTGTCACGCAGAGGATGCGAGACTCGAACTCGCGCGCCGTTTGTAAGCGACGTACACGTTCTCCAAACGTGCCCCTCGACCAAGCCGGTCATCCTCTATATATATAGTACTGTGCCCCCGGAGAGATTCGAACTCCCGGCCTCCTGATCCGTAATCAGGCGTTCTCTCCGCTGAACTACGGGGGCATGTATTGCGTAGGACGTGGAGGAATCGAACCTACCTATCTCCTCGTCATCAGCGAGGCGCCTTAACCAGTTGGCCAACGTCCCATGTACATAGTACTGCGGTGAGGACAGGATTTGAACCTGCGGGACCCCTTGCGGGGTCCTCCGTCTTAGCAGGACGGCGCCTTAAACCTGACTCGGCCACCTCACCATTTACCAATCTTCTGGAATCTCGGCCACCTTGTACTTGGAGCTGAGAACGTAGGCATAGATCGTGGTGCCGTCGCAGTCTTCCTGCGGATACCACGCCTCAGTCCAGGCGTAGATCCCAGCTTCATGAACCCTACTGCTGATAGGATCCACGAACTCTTCATAGGCGGCTTCGTTGTACCGCATGTGGATCCGGCCTCCAGTCAACCGTTCCACATCAGATATCACGGTGCTAATCCACGGACGCTGGTAGCCATCGTATGGTCTCTGGAGCCCTTTAGGTGTCCCGAGAGACGTCTCCCCCGGGACTTCATCGGCCATCAACATGAGAACTAATCTCCCACACAAGCCGCCGATCGCCAACCGCCTGCACGGATAACAGTCCGTGTGCAAATTGACTTCAGTTGCAACTGCGCGGTTCGTACCAGATTTGAACTGGCGATCTTCGCCTTGACAGGGCGACGCGTTAGACCTGACTACGCTAACGAACCATGAGTACGTGCCCCGCCCGGGAGTCGAACCCGAACTGAACTCTTTTTAAGAAAGTTTCCTCTACCGTTGGGATACCGGGACCCGTACAGCCCCTTGATCCTAGGCATGTTAAGAAGATCTTTGTCAAGTGCTCACGGAGAGATTCGAACTCATCACTGTCCGGTTCCTAAAACCGGTGTCTCCTGCCGTTGGACTACGTGAGCGTTGGCGCGGTTCTCCAGGTCCCTGACCCGTCGCCTAGCGAGCCTGGTCAGTTTCCTTGGTTCCCTACTCCGATGGACTCACTGGACGAGCGAACGTCCAGTGCCTCTGCTACCGGGACCCTGGTCCTGGTAGCATTGTGGACCTTGTCGGAGTTGAACCGACTGCCTCCGCTGTGCAAGAACGGCGCTCTACCAGATGAGCTAAAGGCCCGAACCATTGCTCACCAGTTCACGATTCGCCATCGCGTGTAGCACGGGAACTGGATCACATCAGTGCCATTGGCGGCAGGAAGAAAATAAGAGATGCATTTTCCTGAATGTACAGCTCGAAGATAACTGTTACCACTCCCGGCATCCACGTCATCGAAGAGTTGGTTTGTCTGAGACAGACCAAGGCAGGTGTATTGCTGGATGTGTGCACCATCGGCCTGTGAAACACTCTCCACATCAAGGCACTTTCCGCTATGGGCGGCCACAATCTGATACCGCCAGGCCTGACCTGCCTCGTACAGATAAAACTGCTGGTTGTACTGGTACGGGAGGCACTGGTACACCTGGAGGTAGGCTCCGTTGTCCTGTGAAACACCCCGCACATCCAGGCATTGATTGGTGCCTGAAACGGTGATCCGATATGGACCGGATACCGCCGCTGATGCCAGGCCCGGGAAGGCTAGAACTAGCCCGGCGCTGAGCACAATTGCGGCCGCGATGCCTGCGACTTTTCGCTTGATGATGTTCACCTATTTCTCAAAGGAGAATCAACTTTCGAATTGTGTGGGTAGGTAGACAGGAGGCGCCCCTGCGCGCCGGGTCAGTAGCACAACTTTACCTTTCAGCAGGGGGTCGTGAGCCTCCTGCCGCCGAGCTGATGACGTGGATCGAACACGCTGCCTCGTCCGTACGAAGGACGCGTCCTACCTTCAGGACTTCACCAGCATACGTATCGCATACTTGATCTATGAGTGAAACTGTTCAGATCATTGGCGCCGTCGCCACCGGCGTGGTTGCCATAATTGCCGCCTATGGCGCTGTTCAAACCAAACGCGTCCATACCCTTGTCAATTCCAAAAATGATGCGATGACTGCACGAATTGACCAGCTCACCGAGGAGCTGCATGTCCGAGGAGACGGGTCAGTTCCTGAAGTTCCCAAAGAGTAGGTACGAATCGCCCAGGGCCTAGATCATTGACCCTGGGCGATTGCGTATCCATCTGCTTTACGCGTGAGCGCGGCGACGAGACACAAACAGACCCACGATCAACAAGATGCCGGTCAGGACGAGTCCCGCGCCAACTCCGATGACGCTGGTGACAGATGCTCCGGTCACAGGCAACTGTCCCTGGTTGATGACTACAGGAGGTGTCGTTGGAGCTGGGGTCGTTGGGCAGGGAAGCCCGGTGATATCGCCGGCTTCTTCACTCTGGCCGTCGTTGCTGTCCTCGTCGGCTGCATCCCACCACTTCTCGATGCACGTTCGGTATGTCCAGGCCCAGTCATCATTGATGGCTTTACGCTCGGATCCGAACAGTGAAGGCACCCACGTGGGTGTGGACGGTGCATCGGAGCCATCAACCGTCTCCCCATCCAGATCACTGGCGTCGAAGGTGCACCAGTGTGCAGGGGCCAGGAGGTCGGCAGTGAAGCCACCCTCCATGGTTCCCGGCATACCACCCAGTAGCGCGGCGCCGTTGTTCGGTGACAACGTCGCACCGGCCTTGGTGACGAACGTACCGTCATCCTCCACGACCGCATGATAGGCCCAGATGAGGTGCAGATGTTTCACCAGATCACACAATGTGAACTGCGGGTATTCCTTCTTCGTCTCGGCGATCTGCGAGTCGATGGTGGGAGCATCTGCGGTCTCTGCCGCTGCTGCAGTAGGTAGCACGTAGCCAGGACCACCGGTCAGGGTGACGGTGCGGTCGAATGTGTCCAGGGCCCACACAGCCGGTGGCGGGGAGCCGTGTCCATGGTCCTCGCGATTGACGACATGCGTGGTGACGGTCCTTGTCTCCGGTTCTGCTGGTTCAGCTGCTTGAGCCGAACCGGCAAAGGCTAGCGAAAGACCGAGGCCAGCCACAATAGCACTGCAGCCGGCGAGCCAGGGGGCATGTTTGCCCACGGTAGGAATCCTCTCGGGTTCGGGGGTATTGCTCTGTTCTGGCAATACGAGCCGACACGGCGACTTGAACGCCGAACCTATCGCTTACAAGGCGATTGCACCACCAGTTGTGCTATGCCGGCAACGAGCTACTTCTTCTTCCGTTTGCAGATCTTGTTGTACGTCTCCTGGTCGATGTCCACATGGACCAGGACCGTACGCTCCTTGAGGCTGAGGTGGTAGTCGCGTAGATTCTGGCGGACACCCCAAGGAAGTACATCCAGTGGGTGGCCCTTGTGGGTTCGATAGATCCACCAATCTACGACGTGTTCAAGACGCTTGAACCCAGGTACTTTGAACACTCGCATGCTGTACCAGGAGTACATCTCAGAAGCTATCCACCATCGCCATGGCTGTTCCCACAACTCCACATGCCAGGAACAGAGATTGCGCGCACGGTAAGCGACGAAGGGTGTGTATCCACGTTTCACGTACCCGCGACAGGAATCGAACCTGCAAGCACTAGGACCTCATCCTAGCGGCTTTTCCACTTTGCCTACACGGGCCCCACGTTCCACGTGATCCACGATCATGGAACGGTCGTACTCCATAACAGATCTCAACGGGTCTCCAGTCCGTTGCTGGATCACTGCGCTTGGGGCCCAGGACTCGAACCTAGACCGACGGTTTCAGAGACCGCCATGCTCACCAATTACACCAGCCCCAATTAGCAAGGTACCGTGCAAACACCATTTGCACGGCTGCTCGGTCATCATCCAGCCACCTTGGTGACCAGATAGCCTGGGACCCGCGTGGAGACCGATACACCCTTTCGGGACCTTGTTTTAGTCCAGATCCCAGCACTTGCATCTAAGACGATGCGGGACCTGGATACTTACCGCCGTAGTGTAGCCCAGCTAGGCGCTACCGGCTTGACTCGTAGGACCATGCCAGCTTCAACTGGGGTCCGGTCACCTTTGCGCTGGTTGCAGGGATCGCAGCAGGCAACGGTATTGGCCCACGAGTTCTTGCCCCCACGCGAGGTGGGAATGACATGGTCGACCGTGTTGCCGTGCGACGATCCACAGTAGCCGCAGATCCTACCGTCCCGGCCAAGGACTCCCGGCCTGGACCAGGCGGGTCCTGCCGTATAGCGCCACTTGGTGACAACGTACCTGACTAGTCTCACGGCCCTGGGCATTGGCCAAGGGCCGTAACGTATTTCCGGGTCTGACTCATGGACCTCGGCCACTTGACGGCAGAGCATTCGAATTGCGTGCCTGAGGCTGACCCGGTGCAAAGGCCCTAGGTCAGCGTTGAGAACGAGAACTGCCTGCACCGGAATCACCTTCCTTCTTGGGGTGCAGCGAACCTCTGTGCGAGACGAGCAGATGACGCGATTCGAACGCGCGACAACGACGTTGGCAACGTCGGACTCTACCAACTGAGTTACATCTGCATGTAGATCCTTGGCGTCAGACTTCTCCCTCGTAGGGGGGCTGCTTCCAAAGTTTCACCTGAGTCTTACTTTTTCGCCGAAGTGCTACTTTTCAGCCCCAAGCTACCGACAATGCCGGGTCATACTCCCGGACCAAGGTTCGCTGGGATCACCCACTACCCAAGCATTCCGTTGCCTTCACCCAGACGTTCAACAAGAAAAGCAACCATCATCCATCACAGCCTCCCACCTATCTGTCTACTGGTGGTTTCTCATCGTCGGCTCCGGCCTCCGGTTCTTGCTGTTCGACTACCAACGGTCCCATTCTTTATTTTAGGGGCGCCACTTGGGCGCAGAGCCGAAGTCCTGATTTGAACAGGAGACCCTCTCCTTACCATGGAGATGCTCTGACCTGACTGAGCTACATCGGCAATATGATTCTTTGCAGTCCGGGCCATCCAGGATCCCGCATCAAGGTGACGCCTATGATCTCCAAGGACGTGAACCAGGGGAAAGGTTCAGCATCCATGGTGAACTCGCGACTCGCATCGAAGCAGGGATACAGGTCACCGCGACCCCTGATGGTATCTTTTTCCAGTTGAAGCTGGGCCCAGATCTCGTCCTGGTTCTTGTCCCAGATCCTTCCGACCTTACCTACCATGACCCGCTCATGTGTACCCGTGAGGGGAATGACAGCAGGAGCACCTCCTTGTCGAAGTGTGACCACGGCGCTTCTTGTGATACCACGTCCATCAACTGTTGGTAGGTTGCGAAAGGCGATGGGGCCAGCCCACCAGAAACTGTTCACGTGCCACTCCCGGGATTCGAACCCGGACTAGAACCGCTTTTGAAACGGAATCCTCTACCATTTGGGATAGAGCGGCGTAACGCTCCCCGAGCAATTGAGACGGCGACAGGGTCAGTGTCGATCCGCTCAGTCGTGACCCCCCGGGGAACGATAATCGGATTCCTGGATTGCTTCTCCAGGTCCGACGTTGTAGGGATCTTCAGTCAGGATCGGTGAAGTCCGGGTTCCAGGGTTCGTAGACCTGTCTGGGTTCTGGACGTTCGACCCGACGCATGAGCACCATCGTTTGGTGCTTGAGCATGCAGTCATCACAGATGAAGATGACGAGCCCGGGCGCGTTGCCCACTGGGTCATAGACCGTACTGCCGTAGCTGCCGTACGAGGCGAACACAAGCCCAGAATCTGGTGGCCCTGGATCTTCACCCGCGAAGGCCGGCTCCAGCGTCTTGTCGCATTTGAAGCAGTACAATGTCCCTCCTTGGGGAAAGTGTTAGGAGATAGGCGTAGACCTCACTTGCCTGTTGATTCAGGCGGAATTTACCAGGTGTCATTACCGGTCTTCACGGCCGCTATCCCGGAGTTCCCCAGTCCGTTATCGGTGTACCTGGTGCCCATCGCTGAATCCCGGATTGACGTAGCTAGCGCCACCACCGGCTGACCTATCTCCTGGCTCCGGGTACAGGAATCGAACCTGTGTCTGTACCGAGCACCAAAGGCTCGTCACGGCTGCCAACACCGTACCCCGGAATGATAGCATGACTGACCATTCTGCCTGATGTAATATGTCCGTGCGGATGCCGGGACTCGAACCCGATACCTTCAGTTTGGAAGACTGACGTGCAAACCTGTTACACCTCATCCACTTCATGCCGGCGAGGGGGCCAGGACGCTATCCCAGCTCATATTCCCTTCACCGCGCACGACACCCCTGCCGCCGGTACCAGCGACTTCTATGTCCCGAACAGGGGGACGGGCCATGGAGTGACGGCCACATTCAGTGAGCCTAGATCAGATACAAGTACTTCGTGCCAGCCGGTAGTTTCCGGTTGATGGACGTGGACTGGACGAAGATGGTGAAGTCTGCGTTGTAGTCCGGCTTTACCCGGACATCCATGTCCGGTAGCCCGATCATCTGCCGCGCATCCCGGCCACTGTATACCTTCGAATCCCGCTTGCTGACCACCACCACGTCTTTGGTGGATTGGATCGTCTCCGTTTTCATCAGCTGATAGAAGCCACGACCCACCTGGTACTTGTGGCCACACTCTTCGGTGAACGCCTTGATGACGGAATCGATGGGAACTGGCACCAGGACATAGGTGCCTTTCGCCATGGGCACGAGCCCGGCCTGGCTGATGGTCTGCGTGTTCACGGCCGCCGCATCGGTAGAGAACAGGTTCCTGGTGGACCGTACACCTGTGGCCCGTCCGGCCATGTAGGCATCGGTGGCGGTACGGACTCGGGCACCCACTTCGGCGACGCCGGTTCCTGAGCTGGTATCCCAGATTTCTACGTTGCCGGCTGGAAATCCGAACCGTTTCGCCTCGTACTTGGCATTCGTGTTCGGTACCAACGCGGCCAGGGTCCAGTGATCCGGGAGGCTGTTCAGGCGGGCATGGAGCGTAGCTGCTGTGTTCCGGCTACGGTTCTCCTCGCCATCGGTCAGGACGTACACCAAGAAGGAGTGGTCGCCGTAACGTTCCGGCGTCTCACTCAAGTCATCAATGCTCTTGAGGGTGGCATCAATGAAAGCTGTGTTGCCCAGGGGACTGTAGTATGTCGCCAGACTCGGTAACCGGAGCACATCCTTGTCCCAGACAACGCACTGGATATTGGTCGGATCCGCGAACGTCCAGACCGATATCCGGGTCTCCTGATCAAGTTCCTGGGAACGTTGGGCAAGGTATTTGGTCTGGTTGTCAGCAACCTGAACTAAACTTCTTGCATGACTAGTCATTGAACTGGAAGCGTCTAAGACTAAGCCAATGTGATTGATGATATTCGCGGCAGCTTTGCCCATGCGAGTCCTCTCTGGCGGCCAGAATGATTGCGGATGGCGCCTTGACCCAGGCTTACGCCACCCTGGCTGCCTCCATATCCCCACAGGGGGATACCTGGGTGGCGCCGTGAACCATGCCGGATTTGAACCGGCGTTCTCCAGATTGAGAATCTGGCGTGTTTGACCTGACTACACCAATGGTCCAAGGTGTGTGTTCTCCACCGGAGTCGAACCGGTACCCAGGATTTTTCAGATCCTTGTGCCAACCTCCTACACCAGGAGAACATATAGCTACGGAGATTGAACTCCGGTTTCCGCGTCGCGAACACGGCGCTCTACCAATTGAGTTATAGCCCCATGAACTGTTCACATTCTTCAGGAGTCATCTCTCGCCCAATATGCCAGTCATCGCACCAGAAGCAGGGATAACCCTCCATTGAGCGGTTAAACTTTATGGTCATGTTTGCTGCTACGAAGATAGCCGTTTCTTCGCTACCGTACTTTACCTTTGTGCCGCACGTTGCTTCGCGACCATACTCACGACCGGCGGCAAGATGCATGGCAACAATTACTGCATCCATCACCACTCCTCATGGAGGCTTTTGGGGTGTGTGGCGGGACTTGGACGACCCGCATCTTCCGGCACTTATTCGACAACGTCTAAAACCCGGTGCTCTTTCCTTGAGCTACACACACCGTGGACCCTATCGGTTTTGAACCGATTGCCTCCGCCCTGCCGAGACGGCGCTCTACCAAATGAGCTAAGAGCCCTTGAAATGCCGGCCTAAACCATCTACCGGCTTGCGTGCGCATCCATGAAGTCATGTCGGACATGTGGTGCCACCGAGAGACCTGCCTCGACATCCGACCCTGAAGCAAAGGACCTTCCTCTTGATCGGAGAGGGAATTCCCAATGCAACCGCACGCTTCCATCCGTCGGGCGCCCCAGAGTCGAACTGGGTGTTTTCTGCTCCCAAAGCAGACGGGTTAACCGTCTCCCTCGCGCCCGAGGTACGCAGATCCTGGCCCAGGCCCCGAAGAACCTGAGCCAGGTCTGCTACACATGCTGTTCACTGTGAAGTTGACAAGAAACACTTCCCCGGTTCCCCGGTTATATCACGCAGGAATGACAGGACTCGAACCTGCAATGACCGACTTTGGAGATCGGGGCCCTACCAATTGGGCTACATTCCTATATGAACTTGTACCTACAGAAAAGCCGCCTTGTCCGGGTTCCGGGGGCGGCTTCAAGATCCTCAGATCCCTAGCCAACCATGGAATTTTCCTGCTCATCGGCGTAGCCCAGTTGTCCGAAGATGGGCGTGGTCACAACAGCCGCCAACAGCACTGTGTGCCACCGCTTGCTGGTGTATTGCGACATGTCCATCTCCTTGGGTGCTGCTTCTGGACCTTGAGCCTAGTAGGTTGGGAGACCCGGAGCAAGCCTCTCGTGAAAACTTGCTCCGGGTACCACCGCCGTCGAACAAGAAGAACGGTACCCCTACGTCCGGGTACGGGTCAAGAGGATATTTTCAAGATCTTTTACCCTGGCCCAACCGCATCCGGGCCCACTCCTGAATCTCGGGCACGCGTCCCGGCAACCAGTATGGATGCCGGCCGACGTGCCCATCGGGCACTGGGAATGGGTGATCCACGTACCTGCCGCCAGCCATAGTCGACTGGAGTAGATACGTGGACACCGTCCGAGCTTGAAGGGGGCTCTTGTCGGAGCCATAGCGGTAGGGACCGAGGATGTCTCCCACCGCCGCACAGTCCAAGATGTGCGGTACTGGCCACACTGGAGATGAGGAACATGCGTTGCAGTGACCTTGCGTCATTTCTTGTTCCAGAACTTTTCGTTGTTCCCCTGAAGCGTTTGACCATTCGCCCTCGATCCATCGGCGACAGATCCGGCAGCTATGCGCACTTTTCACGACGTCCGTCGCAGTTGTTCAAGTTCCATTAGAGCCCAACGCGCAGTCCCCACGGTCATTGCTAGATGAGTCTCGGCGAGTTCTGCCATGCGACTCTTACGTTTGCGCGGCGACAACTCTATAGCGGCCAGGACTTCGGCTGCCACGTGAGCGAGTTCCTTGAACCGTTCTTCAGTGTCACTCATGCCGCTAGCGCCTTCGCTCGCGTGATCACAGTCTGCTTGACGCCTTTGTATTCATCCAGTTCCTTGATGGTGGCTTTCAAGGTCACCGTGATACCGACCTGGTCCCCGAGTGCCTCCCGGCTGGCAAACCATTTGATCACGTTGCCTGCCGCATCCTGCAGCGAGTACAGAACCGTGGTGCCATACTCATGGTCGATGAACCGGATGGCGTTGATGGTGGCCGTGAGCGTGATCCGCTCGCCAGCCGCTCCGATCCAGGCCGACTCAGAAACGTTCACGTTGCGAACCAGGGTCCGTTCCTGCCACCGGGCCCAAGCCTGAGGCGCACTGGCCAGGATTCCTACGTTGCGGAGACTGACCAGGTCGGCGGCGGCAATGTTTTTGAGGTTGGTGACATAGTCACCAGTCCCCGTAAAATTGTCGCTGCGGACCCAGGCCAGGCACTCCGACGCCCGTGACATAGCCTCTTCAGCCAGCTCGCGGATCCGAGCCAATTCGGCATGCCTCTGTGTATCCATGGTCCGGGGCGGGCACAGGACATCCATGACGTCACCCTTGGTGGAGTTGCCCCAGGAGCTGGCCGGCTTGTACCCATCCAGCTTGATCAAGGCCCAAGCAACCGCCAGGACGTACAGTGTTCCAAATGAGTCAGCGCCCGGGGACCCGAAGCCGAAGCCCAGATCACTGGCAACGGAGTCCATGTCCATGAAGACAAGCGAACCGTTCCAGCCGAGAAAGTCTTTGATGCAGGTAGAACCAACCTGGACCTGTTGCCTGGTCTCCTGGTTGTAGACGATGTAGGTCTGGTTACGGCGCCGGCTGGTGTTGCAGTGGCTGCAGAAATTGCCGTGGATGTTGCTGCGATCCACTTGCTGCGTGCCAGGGGCGGCACGAACGATGAGACCAGCATGATCATCCCAGTCCAGAACGGCCAAGAAGGTCCATCCCGCGTAGCAGGGAGGCGCGCCGGCCAGCTCCACGTCGTACCAGATCTCAGTACGCTGGAAGCCGAAGTCATCGATCTTGGTGACTTCGGCCCGGTTGGTGGTCAGATTAAAAGAGCCGGTGAACCCACGCTTGACGGCACGCTCGTTGATCTTGATAATTTTCGCCCGTGAGGCTTCAAGCTCAGCCTCGTTGATTCGATAGATCATGACGTGATCCCTTCCAGCCTCGTAGCCCCTATGACTACGAGGTTAGGCTTAGGATACCGAGGTTGTCAAGAGGTACTTGACGGAATCTTGTGTTCTCGGAAGATGTCGCTGTGCTCCCGTAGCCAGCACTGGAGCCGCATGTACTCTTGAACCTCGAACTCACGGGATGTTTGCCTGGCCGATTTCACGTAGGTGCGACGCTTGTGGGGTCTGACCATCCTGGCCTCATACCTGCGTTCCGGGTGCGGAGCCAGGGTCGGCGTGCCTACTCGCCCAAGTGTTCGCCGACTACTGGAGCTACGGATGTACTCGGGACGGATGACCTGGTTCACGTAGACACAGAGTTCGCCTGGCGCCTGCAGGCACTTGGGGCAGGCGACCGCTAGGGCCTCTTCCAGGCTGACGGGTTGTAGGCGACGTGAGTACATGGAGGCATAGTACATCCGCTAGGCCGATATGATGTTGCCCATGACTGCAGAGGACACACGCATGGTGCCAATGGCACCTATGTTCGACGTTACCAATATGTCGTTTGATGAGCTGATTGCCTCCGGGGATCTGAATCTTGCCGCCACTATCAAGCGCCTAACGGAGTCCCTATCCGATCCCGACGGGATCATCTCAGCGTTCCAGTCCCTTGTTTCCGATAAGGATTAGATCAGCAAAGGGCCCCAGAGGTTTCCCCCTGGGGCCTTCCGGTAACTTGGCGGCTCCCTGATGCCGTCAGTTTACCTGCTCCCATGGCCAAGAGCCGCTGCCGCCAACTCCCCGCTCCAGGAGCGGGATGAGCTGGAAGCTGGCATCCGTCAGCCCACCGAATGTGTACCGGTTGGCTACGCCTGGCGTGTGACCATACTTGTACCCAGCGAGATCCCAAACATATAGCGGAATGTTAGCCGGGATAACGGCACCCGGGTCTCCGTCGTAGGACTGTTCGTCAGTCACCAGGACCACGCGATCGTGTCCCTTGTAGAAGGCCCGAGTTGCGGCAGCTGTGTACGTGCCACCCATGTTCCGGAACTTTTCGACCAGCTTGAGTAGCGACTCGTTGCGACCGACAGGAACTTCAGCTGAGCCGGTGCCGAACTGGACCAAGGTGGCACGACCATAGTTCCGTAGAGCCAGTGCCCCGCCGAACACAGCTGCCGCATCCGCCCGGGTCAGTTCCGTAGAACCAGCAATCGCGTCGAACATGGAGCCGGACCGGTCCACCAGGATCAAGGTGCGACCTGACAGTTCCGGAACATTACTGACGGACAGGTTCAGCGCCTGCTCCAGTGGATAGGCCCACTGCAGCGACTGAGCCGTGGCCCGGTGCGCCGATAGGAATCGGAACGGGAACTGACGAGACCTGGCCACCTGCTCCGGATCCGTCAACTTGTCAACGACGAACTGACGGGTGGCGTTGTCAATTCCGACCTCGGTGAAGTTACGCAGGTTCCGGAGGCATGCCATATATCCCATGTTCGGGATCATGGCCTCCCACAACTTTGCCTTGTTCACCTTGTTGCCAGCCAGGGACAGTGCGTCTTCCCAGGTGAACCCAGCCTCCTTGACGTTGTGCCAGTTCAGTAGAGCCTCAGGACGTTCCGCCGCTGCCTTACGGAGCCGAGCGTTGTTGCGGATCATAGTGAGTAGTTCGCCTGGTTCCTCATCGCGACCATGCCGACGGGCCAGGGCGAATCGGAACAAGTCCGACTGCCACGGAGCCTTAGCGTCCGGGTGCGTCAGGTCGAGCACGTCGGCGAAGCGGACACCGTGGGATCCGGTGTCGTACTTGAGCAAGGTGAACTCGGTGTATAGGCGCTGGGCCGCGTCGGCAATGCCCCGCTTGACCGGCTTCGGAATCGTGCGGCCATACGTTGACATCCAGTAAGCCAGTGCCTCACCAGGCTCATCGGCCCGCTGCAGGACGCTGTCCACAATCGCCCGGCCCCCCGGGACACCCGCTTCGACCATGGCCTTGGCTGCTTCGAGGCCACCCACGACGGATGCTGTGCGCATGTTGGCCGTGCTACGCAGCCAGCCGAGCAGCCTCGCCGTCCACACCGAATCCTGGACAGCGGCTTCACGGATCAGCGCCCGGTACCGCGCATCCCGGCTCAGACCATCCTCGTGGAACGTCTTTTCACCAACCATGTTGGTGACCGCGAGAAGGAACAGTTCGCCCTTGACGTCACGGGCAAAGCCGGGTGCGCCCAGGGCGGTGCGTCCACTGGCCCGGGTGTCGGTGACGATGAAAGCTTTAGCTGGCGCCGCCTTTGCGGCCCGCGTGTTGAAACGAGACACTGTAGTTGTTCCTTTCTAAAAGTCGTCGGGGTCTAGGCCGCAGGTATGCGCATTCCCGGCTTGAGTCGGGTCCCGAGCCTGTTCAAGTTCTTGGATAACGTTGCTCCCGGTACCTGCGCAGGCGACGCCACCCATGGTCCGGATGATTGCCCAGTCAGAGCCGATTGCCTCCACTCGGGCGCAGTCGTAATGGTCCCGGCCGAAGTAACCGAAGAGGTGTCCGTGGACCAGGTCACCAATACGCAAGGGACCAGTCATGATGGCCAAAGAACAAAGGCTGGGACGCCGCGTGCGTATTCGCAGTCAACGTGCGCACAGTCAACTGGTTCCTCTTCGTCGCTATCTGGTTCCTCTTCGTCGCTATACTGCCAGCACCCTTCCGGATCTCGGAGAACACCAAACCGGTTTGACTCTGGGAGGTAGTGGTATGCCTCGTTCCAACCGGATGCTGGCGAATAGGAGTTGCCTTCACCGTCCCTGGACAGTACGACCACCATGTTGTCCGGTAGGTCGGCTATACGTTTACGGAGCTGGCCGACGGTAACTACGATCTCGGGGTTGATCAGGTTGTTTTCGGACACAAAAAACTCCCTCCAATTAGGCGGGAGGGAGTTCACGAACTTGTATAGATGTCCGAGGTCAAATCGGCAGAGCTGACATGATGTGCTGCTATTACACTAGACCCCCATGAGTGGGGGTCCCAGGATTTGCACCTGGACTACCCTTTTATCAGAAGGAAGTAAGCCATACCTGCGCACCGGACATCTATGAAGTTGTGAACCCTCCCGAGATCAAATTGCTAACTGGGTTTTATCTACATTGATTAAGAGTCAATTGATGAACCAGTTAACGTCGCACCGGGAAGGTGCAAGTATTGGGTTGTCTTCCCGAGTTCAAGAAATGTCCTGTTCCGCTAGCACCTTTGGAAGAAGTAAGCGTGGTCGGACGATCGCACCGGGAAGGTGCATATCTAGTTGTGTGTTCCCCGAGTTCAAGGCGGTCTTTCAATCTTTTAGGCGCTCTATCTACTGAGCTACGAGGACCATGTTTGGGGTCCTCGGCAGGATTTGCACCTGCGACCTCCCGCTCCATATGCGATGAACGAAAAACCTACGCACCAGGGAACGAAGCTTTGTAGTTGTCAATCAGCTGAGATCATATTGCTATGCCGAGTTTTCACCAAGAGAAGTATCGGCGGCGCCTCGCACCAGCTGAAGTTCTACGTGAGCGGTGATCACTGCCGTACCACCCTGGGTAAGTGTCCCAGGGACGTCCCCTGGGCTCTACGCCCGCTCACAGGGAGAACACTACCTGTACCCGGATGTGGGGGTCAAGGGATTAATTCAAGATCCTTTGAGTGGAACTTTTCGAGAAGGGACAGCCCCTTGGTACGAGAACCCAAGGGGCTGTCGTCTTCTTATAGATCAACCGTCTAGATCACTGGGGCGAGAGCACGGCCCCGGTCGCATCCCGAACGTTGTTCGCCCAGGTGGTGATGTGCGATCCGGTGCATGAGTTAGCGTAGCTGAACCGCGACGGTCCGAACCGGTTCCCGGTGATGGCCACGTTGACGGACGTCCCGACACGACCACAGTACAAGGTGTATCCGCCACCAGCGAGAAGATTGTTGGTGATAGCGACGTTGTTGTTCTGGGCGCCACCCTCGTTCCACATGATGATGGCCGCAGTCTGGCCGTTAGGGTTGTGGATCACGTTGTGGTAGATGGTCAAGTTCGACGCACCCTCACCAATCTGTATCCCATCGGCGTGGGCATCGTCATTCGCATCAACCCACAGATCATGAATGTAGGAGTCTCGAATGAGGACGTTGCCCGGAGCACCCACATTGAACCCGTTTTCACAGTTGTGGACGTTCACGCGGAGTGCGGTGAAGTTATCAGAGCCAATGGCTGAACCAAAGTCGTTGAGGCAGTTGATCTCGACATCGGCGAGTAGCAGACCAGTAGAACTGGTATTCACCCGCGTGTAGTTGCGACCACCCCCACTGTTGCATGTGACTTTGACATTCTTGATGGTCACATTCGGAGCCGTTACGCGGATGCACCCACGAACATCACGACCCTGATAGGTCATTCCTGCCGTCGACAGGCTCACGTCACCATTGACCACAGTCAGTCCGGTCCCGGCAGGGACTCCCGTATTAGCGGCGTTCGGGAATCCACACGCCGCTAGTTGGCCAAGGCAACCACCTGGCGTCGGCGTGGGTGTGGGTGTAGCTGTTGGACTCGGTGTCGATGTAGGCGTAGGCGTAGGGCTAGGCGTTGGGCTTGGCGTTGGACTAGGCGTTGGACTCGGTGTGGGAGTAGGCGTAGGACTCGGTGAAACTGTCGGACTGGGCGTGGAGGTAGGTGCCGCAGGGTTGCAGTCGAGGGTGAAGCCACCATTGGCCTTGTCCATCTTGGTGCAAGACAACGAGGCGTCAAGCGCAACTACCGCTGCTGCTTGACGCTGTTCGGCGGTGACTGCACCCGCTGACTGGGGGGCAGCTGCGACGAACAGCAGGGCCAGAGCCGCTAGGCCAGTACCACCGGCCACCAGTCTGGCTTTGATCTTGTGAGAGATCGTCATGGCTCCGACGGTACGCAGACGCTTGTCGACACGTCAACCGGATCGCCGGGACAAACGACAATATCACCTTAACGTACCACCGTTGACCAGGGCAAACGTCCTTCAGGTCGCCGGTAAGGTCCTCATAACCATGGATCTATCCGTTCTGTCTGGACCCGGGGGGAGTAGGGGGTAGCACCCGATCTTCTTCATGAATGTGTCTGCGTGGATGGCATCACTGGATGGACCAGTTCACTACTTCATGAAACTCAGATTCTTTACCCGGAGGAAAGGGTAAGGAAGACATTTGACGCGCCCATAGGATTATTCCTCATCTTCCCTTTATGATCGAGGCATGATAGTGGGCACGTTTGTCTTAGTCGCGCTCGCCGTAGCCCGCGCGACGCTTCTGGTGACGAGTGACCGCATCATGCTGTCTTTTCGTCGGTGGACTGTCAACAAGTACGGCGACGAGTCCCTATGGGCGTACCTGGTGCATTGCGAGCGCTGCGTCTCGATCTGGATTGCACTTCCGGCAGCCATCTTCTGGGGAACGTTATCCCTACCCTGGCACTTGTGGTGGGTGATAGCTCCTGCCTGGTTCGCGCTGAGCTACCTCACGGTCCTTCTTTCACGACTGGAGGAGAGTGAGTGACTCACACCATCCAGACTGATGCCACCAGATTCTTTGCCCACGAGGCGGAAGGCGATAGCTGATGGCCTTCGGTAAGAACAAGGCACTGACAGCAGCCGTCATGGCGCCACAGGCTCGAAATTCACTTGTTGCTTCGGCTCTACGATTCCGTTTCGATGACTCAAGTTACAATTCATTTCGCTTTAGAGATGAATCATGGCAAAGAGAGCTTTGGAGATTATTCCGCATTACTCCAGAGCTTCGATTCGCCGCCAGTTGGGTAGGACAGTGCTGTTCTCGGGTTCGAATCTATGTTGCTGATGTAGATAAGCTTGGCCGCGTTCAAGGCGAAGCCAAAGATCCCAAAATTCAGGCCTTGAGTGACACTCTACTTGGCGGACCGGCATCCAAGGCTGAACATCTTCGGATGATGGGCATTGACCTGACTGTCTCTGGCGAGTGTTACATTATCGGACAGCCTGGCAATGTGGAGTCGTACACCAAAGATCGCTGGTGGATTGTCACACCCACCGAATTCCGTCGCATCCGTGGCAGCAATGGGGACTGGGACTGGGCCTGGGGGCCTAAAGGAAATCCCATGCGTCTTGACCTTACTTCGAACATTGTCACCAGGATCTGGACACCTGATCCAGAGCGCGTGTGGTACGCCGATTCCCCAGCTCGATCTTGTCAGATGGTGCTTCGGGAATTGGAGCAGCTCACAAAGTATGTTGCTTCTCAGATCGATTCTCGTCTCGTTGGTGCCGGAATCCTGATCATTCCCAATGACCTGGATCTTCCTCAAGAAGAGAATGTCACCAATAACGCTGATTCACTGATGTATCGACTGGCCACTGCCGGTGCAGCCAGCCTTCGAGGTGAAGGTACTGCTTTAGCAGTCCTGCCACATATCATTGAGGCAGCCAATGCTGAAGGTTTCAAGCTCCTAGATTTCAGCAGTGAGCTGTCAAAACAGGCCATGGATTTGCGCAAAGAAGCCGTTGAACGCTTAGGCGTTGGCATGGATATGCCGCCAGAGATTCTCAATGGAACTGGCGATTCTAATCATTGGTCTGGGTATCTTATTGAAGGTCAAGGAATAAAGACCCACATCGAACCGATTATGAATCGGATCTGCGACGCGCTCACTCAAGCATACCTAACTCCAGCCTTACAGGTTCTAGACAAAGATCCGAATCGCTACACCTACGCCTTTGACACTAACCCCCTGATCGTTCGCCCCCAACGCACTCAAGATGCCCTCAACCTTTGGGAAAAGGGCGCCATCAGCACTGAAGCATTGCGGGAAACCGCCTTCTTCCGAGATGTCGATAAGCCGTCCCCAGAAGAAGATGCCCGACGCCTGCTCATTGACATTGTCCTGCGTGATCCACAACTGATCCAGAACCAGGCTGTCCGCAAAGCTATCGGCATCACTGAGGAGATCCTTCCCCAGTTGTCCATGATCGCGCCAACCGCACAGAGCATCGGCCTGGGTCCTGGCGGCGGTAGTGGACCACCACCACCACCGGTGCCTCCGACCGGCATCCAGTCGGAGCTGCCGCCGCCCATCCCAGACACTTTGGGCAATGTTGGCGCTCCCCCGACGCAACCCGGTGGACCCATCGGCCGTCCACCCAACCAGGGACCGCCGCCCACTGGGCTCACGGCGTCGGCGGCCAGCCTCCAGGAGATGGGCATTGTCGTCCTGGCCGAAGCCACCGTGCGCCGGGGTCTGGAACTGGCCGGCAAGCGACTTCTCGACGCCGGAAACAGGCATCGTTGGCCCGACGTCCCGGCCCATGAGTTGCATACCCGGATCAAGGTGGAGGACCAGGCCCGGGTGAATCGCCTGTTGGCTGGGGCCTGGACGCAACTGCCCGCCATGACCAAGTTTGTGGCTGATGATTTCGACACGGACAAGTTGCAACGGTCCCTAGAAAAATACTGCTCGGTTATTCTTCTACGCGGCACGGCCCATGAACCTTCAAGTTTATTCAATGCCTTGAAGGCGGATGGCGTCATCCATGCCTAGCAACGAAGCCGAAGATTCCATCTACCGGGCAGCCAAAGAGGGTCTGCGGCGATGGCTGGGACGGGCGCGCGACGTGGTCATGACGCCCTGGAAACAGTTCAAAGCCCAACCGAATCCGGGGGCAATCGCTTCCACGGTTCCACTGTGGCAGGCCCAGGTCGACCGGATTTTGGCCGCGTTGACGCCGGCCCTGAAGGAGGGGTGGGCAGCCGCCCATCTTCCCGGTGACTATGACCCGACTGACCCCTACATCCAGGCAAATCTGGCCTTGACCTATAACCTTCTAGTCCGGGTTCCAGACGACGTGCACGCCAAAGTGGTCAAGGAGATCCTCGAAGGCACCAATGCCGGCGAGAGCACTGGTCAGATTGCCCAGCGAATCGATAATGTTCTGACGTATACCGGGTCAGAAAACTGGGATGGACGGGCGCGTCTGATTAGCCGTACCGAGGGGGCTCGCCACTTCAACAGCTCTCAATTGGCTCATGCACTTCTCCAGGAGAAGAATGGTGCAGTCGGCATGACAAAACAGTGGGACACAGTCATGGATGGCAAGGAGCGGCTCGCGCATCAAGTTGCGAACAATCAGGTCCAACCGATCAACCAACCATTTATAGTAGATGGCGAGCAGTTAATGTTCCCCCTGGACCCGGTTGGCTCCCCGGAGAATGTAATTTCTTGTCGTTGTTCGATGAACTTCGATAGAGTGCGGGAGGCGCTGTAATGGCCGTAAGGTTCAAGGGCCTTCTGGCCCCTACGGAGGTTCCTACCGGCGACGGTAGGATGTTCGCGGATGGCAAGTTAACCAGCCGGCCGATGCCCCTGCCTCTGATGGTCCGGTTCGGCTCCGGCGGCCACGACGGTGCCACAGTCGTGGGCAAGGTGAACCGGATCTTCCCCGGCCCAGGCGGTTACTGGGGTGAAGGTGAGTTCCTGGACCCGGCCATGGTGCCCGAGGTCCCGAAGGCCATCTACATGCTCAACGAGCACGTCATGGGACCCTCGGTCGACCTGGACCGGGACTTCACGGTAGAGGCCATCAAGCATCCATTACGCCCCGACAAGAAGGCTGGACTCTTCAAAGAGTACAACGTCATCGGCGTGACCTTGGTCCCGATGCCCGCCTTCCATCAGGTGCACATGAGCGTGGACTCCGACGAAGACAAGGCCCTGGTGGCTTCAGTCATGCCAGATCTGGACATGTCCAGTTGGGTCATGTTCGACGTCAACGGGGACTCGTGGAAGTCCTGGCCGATTGCCCCACGCGACTACCGCTTTGACGCAGATGATGCGGTCAAGCGGATCGCCCTTTGGTCCGGTATCGGATCCGAGAAGCCAAACCTCGGTGCCTATGCTTCTGCGTTCCTATGGCGCAATGGGAACCAGACTGGTGACTCTCTGGCCCAGGACTCGTTCCGTCTGCCGCTGGCGGACGTCATCAACGGCCAACTCTACTTGATCTATCACGCGGCCTATGCGGCAGCTGCCCTCTTATCCGGCGCCCATGGCGGTTTGCCGAACATCCCGGATCAGGACAAGTCAGCCATGATCCCAGTCCTGTCCGAAATCTACGCTGCCCTGGGTCAGGCCTTCAATGATCCGAATCTGGTGTCACCTTTTGAACAGGATGTTCGTCGACAGCAGGCAGCTATCGATAATGCGGAAGACTGCGGCTGTGATGGGCAGTTCAATGCCTACGGTGGCGAACACAACGGGGCAATGATCGCGCTGAAGCCTAGGAAGGCGGATGCGGTCCGACTAGCCGCCATTGGCGATGAAGATGTGGACGAACTTCATTGCACGCTGTATTACCTTGGCGACGCCGACGAGTTCGACGAATCGAAGCGTGAGTCTGTCATCAGGGCTGTTAGGCATGCCTTCACGGACATCTCCCCCGTTCGGGCGGACGGGTTCTCGGTCAACGTTTTCAATCCTCTTGGCGCGCAGCAGTCTGATGGCAAGGATCGGGATACCTGCATCGTCCTGGGTATCTCCGGACCAGCCATTGCCGAGGCGAAGAGAGCGGCAGATCTGGCCGTTGGGCTCACTGATGCTGACCATGAGGACCAGCATGAACCCTACGTTGCCCATGTGACGCTGGCTTATACCAACGACTTGTCAAAGATCCCAGATCTTACTAGAGCCGCTGGTCCGATCACCTTTGACCGGGTGTGCGTGGCGTTCGGCGGTGAAGTCATTGAGATTCCACTCAAGGGCGCTCCTGAGTCCGAATACGCCGCTGTCCCCATGCCACCAGCTGACGTGGTCAAGAGTATGGACGAGGAGGATGAAGCCTATGGTCCCGACGGCGAACATGTCCTTGTCAATGGCATCTGTCAGATGTGTGGTTACTCAATGCAGGAAGGTGCAGAACCCGTGTCCAACGTGAATATCTATGTGGGGGATGGGGTGCCCATCTCCACAATCAACAGCTCCAACGCGACTGATTACGCTGCAGCGAAAAAGCAGCCATACGGCGACGTCAAGTACGCAGATTCCGGAATGCAGGCGGATGGCGTCAAGCGTTATCCACTTGATTCGGAGGAGCATTGCCGCGCGGCTTGGGCATACATCAATATGCCTAAGAACGCAGCTAAGTACACCCCGGAACAATTGAAAATCGTCAAGGACAACATCAGGGAAGCCCTCAAGAAGTATGGGGTGCAGGTTGCGAAAGACTCCGGTCAAATGGGCGTTGATAATCTTTCGCCATCAGACGATGCCGCATCGCTGCTTGCCTCGGTTGCGCCCTTGGCACCACCGGCCATTTGGTTCTCGAACCCTGCATTGCCGGGGCCGACGCCCCTGACCATTGACGATAGTGGCCACGTTTTTGGCCACCTGGCTCAATGGAAGGTGTGCCACGTTGGTATCGGCAGGTCCTGCGTCATGGCCCCGAAGACCCGAACCAATTACCAGCTGTTCCGGGTGGGGACCGTTCAGGCCGATGACGGATCCTCGGTTCCCATTGGCAAGATCACATTGGGCACCGGCCATGCCGACGCTCATTGGGGCATTGTTCCTAGCCGCGAACACTACGACAATACCGGTTGGGCGGCAGCTGTCGTCAATGTCGGTGAGGATAAGTTTGGCATCTGGGTCAATGGGTCTTTGACCACGACCATGACCCCGGAACGCATCGCCGAGCTTCGTGCCGCCTCATTGTCCGGCGACTGGCGCGAGGTCAACGGAAACCTGGAACTGATCGCGGCACTGGCCGTCAACAGTCCCGGCTTCCCCATCTATCGAGAACAGAATGGCCGCTCCTTCAGCCTCCAGGCAGTTGGCGTCATCGGCCAGGAGGAGGAGTACGTGGACGAGGAACACCGGCACAGCACCGAGTTCGCCAACCAGGAAGAAGTCGACGGCGAAGTTGTCGGAGACGAGGAGATCGCCGACGAGGACCTGGTCCTGTCCGCTGCCGCCGAGCGCCTTGCCTCTATTGACGAGGAGTGGGACGAGTTCAACCAGGACCGTCGCGCTTCTCAACTGGCCGTAATCGACGAGGAACGTGCTGCGTTGGCCGAGTCTAAGATTCCGGCTGGCGCGCATGCGGCCACGAACCTGGACGATGAGATCTTCGTTCAGTACAACGCACGCTTCCAGGCGCTACAGCAGGAGTAAGGGACTTTGGTGGCGATCGACCTTAGTGCGTGGAAGCCGGACCTGCACCCTCGTGACTCAAAGGGACGGTTCCGTGATAAATGGTCCCTGGGACCTAAGGCTAGGGCCTTTGTAGACAAGGTCCTAGCCAGCTTCAGCCCGCGTACCTTCAAGGACGATGCCGCAGTCTCCACGCATCTGGACTCTATCAAGAAGCCTCGTAGCAAAAAGCAGCAAGACGCAATTGACCTTTTCTACACCCGTGACGGTAACGAAAATATCCAGTCGACACTGCGTGCGAATGATGATGACACTCCCGTTATTCGTGAACTACGTAGCTCATTTCAGCCCGCTCCGGACGACATGATCATAAGTCGGGTCTTTGGACCCGACGCCTTTGGTCTACCGCCAGAACGTATCGGTGAAGTTGAAGAGTGGACTCAGCAAAAGGTCCTGGACGGAGGATTTTTCCCTGGCAATGTCGGTACACCGCATGCCGTTGCTGGCCCACATATCGAAGCCAGGATTCTCATACCCAAGGGCACACCGATCCTGGTTCGAGGTGGCGGCACCCGTGATGTGGCCCTGGACCCCGACCAGCCAGTCCAGTTAGGCAAGTTCACTAGCGACGGTCGGGGCGGTTTCTATACCACAGGGGTAGTGACTCCCAAAAGTGGCACAGGTACGCCGCCACGGGCACTGGGTCGTGAGCTTCGACCACAGGACAAGTCGCCAGCTATTGAGCCAACGCCCGATGAACTTGCCCGTCGTGGCCTGAACGCGGAGGGTAATCCGCTACCTGAAGGCGGGCAGGCCCCAGGCGCCGCACCGGAGACCCAAGCTCCAGCGGCACCACCCATTGCACCTGAGGTGGGTGCTCCTGCAGCACCTGCAGGTCCAGTCAAGACTGCCGGTCAACAGCTCCAAGAGGCCGGCGCCGAAGTTCCTGTCGGTGCCGGCAAGGTGGTTGGCCCCGACGTTGAGGTAGCACCTCGGGGCAAGATCGAACCTCGCAAGTCGATTCAGGTCATGCCCGAAGAAAAGGCTCGCCAGGCAGAAGTTGACCGTCGCGAGAAGCGTATCGCCGAGGCTGAAAAGCAGCTTGAGGCTCGTCAACAGCGGCTGGAAACACTACGAGCTGAAACTGACAAGCGTCAAGCGGACGTCAGCGTTCAACAGTCCCGGCAGATTGAGCAACAACAACAGCTCATTGACCGGCTGATGCGAATGACCCCGGCGCAGCGACGGGAAGAGATTGGTCGCCAGCAAGAGGAAGCTATCCGCCGGGACACTCGGGCTGTTGGTGGTCGCAGGCCCCGTGAAGGGCGACTGCTTCAGAATCCGGAGCCGCCAGCCACGACGCCAGAAGAAGAAGTCGCTGCCGCCAGAGCCCAGGAGGCCGCACTTAAGGAGAGGACTCCAGAAGCCGCCAAGAAAGCGGCCAAGGCGGCTCGTGAGCGTGTCATTGCTCAAGAGAGCCAACCAGCTGGGTCCATGGAACGAGCCCGTGTCGAACGGGAACGTGTCGCCGGTGAACGGCAAGCTGCCACGCGCCGTGAAGATGTCGCCAACTTCCGTGACCAAAACCAGGACCAGTTGCTTCCACGGCAACGGCGCCAGGTCGGCAACCTCAATGAGGCAGACTCCGACACATACTGGACCCGTCGATCAGAGGGCCAGCCCCATGCTCGTGCCATCAAGGGCCTTGACTACCTGACCACGGGACGCACGGGCCCCTTGGCGGGTGACCGTGGCGCTGGACGCGTCACGCCAGAACAGCGCCGGGATGTCGACAATCTGGATGCAAACGCGCTGGAGATTTACCGGGCTCGCCGGGCCGAGGGTGCCGATCACCGGATCGCGCTCCGGGAAGCTCACCAGTCCCAGCTTCCCAGCACCCGAACCACGGCAAAGAGGGCCCCACGTAAGGTCGCCGTAGGTCCCAACGGCGAAGAGCTTGTGGGTGGTATCGCCATTCCACGGGCTACGGAACGTCGCCACAAGCAGCCACGCGAAGACGTCATGGCGCACATCGCCAGTCTTGACAAGGAGCAGAAGTCCAGGCTCAAGAAGAATCTGGACAAGATGCGGGGCGCGAAGAGCGAAGAGGACCTGGTCCGTTCGCTGAAGAAGATCGATGAGGACGACCTCTTTGACTTGACCAACTCAGCTGGTGTCGCGAACAGTGAGCCGGGCGTGGATGCCCAGGACAAGAACGATTACATTGGTCGCCTGGTCCGGATCTGGCAGGACAAGATCAAGGGCAAGTCTCCTGCGACCCGTGGCCAGGAACAGTCACGCCTCACTCGGCCGGCGCGAACAGGCCCGAGCATCCCCGAGCGGGGAGGCTCAACCGGGGCCAGAGCCTTTATGCGACGAGAGGAGGGCAACCTCAGTCCTGAGCAATCAGCTGAACTGAATGCCCTGTCGTCAACGGAGCGGGTGGATTACTGGGCACGTAGGGCCGACGGCGCCAGTCACGCGGAGGCAATGCCTTCTGCCACGAAGGCCAAGACGTTCATCGGGAACGTGCCATCGACGCATGGCAACGCTAACCCACAGCCGGAACCAGCCAAGGCGGCCAAGAAAGTTACGCCAACGGTCCCGGTCAAGAAAACGGCACCTGTTCGCGAACGCCCACCAACACTAACGTCTCTACGGACGCAAGCCAGGGAGCAGAAGGTCCCTGGCTACTCACGTATGGACAGGGGTCAGCTACAGAGCGCCTTGGATGCTAGGAAGCGGCGCGAAGGCGAAACGACTGAGGCGCATGTAGCCCGGGTTGCGGAACTGAATGCACCTCGCAAGGTCACCAAGAAGGCTGCGCCTGCCGCCAAAGCCGTATCAACCGAAAAACTGGCGCCGACGAAAGCGGTTACAACCGCCCAGAAGGTGGCTGGGTCCAGAAAGTCTCGTGTTGAGGCGCCTGAGAATTATGACCGGTTCCCAGTGCCGGACAGCAAGGCATCCTGGGGCACAAAGTTCCCTGGCTACAAGGCAAACAAGTTCACGGCCGACGTCGTTAAGGAGAACGACGAAACATTACGTCCTCCAGGCAATACGGACCCGACCAGGTATTGGGCTGATCCACCAAACGTCAAAGACGTCAAGCGACCATTCCGCAGCTATGAAGGCCCAGTTAAGCTAGACGGCCAGGGGCGTCCACAGAACCCGTACACCCGTACTGGCGTTCAGGATCGCGGTGAGCTGGGCAAGTGGGGAGCCAACTTCGCTGGCGATTCGATCGTTACACGAGTAGACCCTGACACTGGCCGCCTGCAAATGCTGACCATCCGTCGCAAAGATGGTCAGCCCGCAATTCCTGGCGGGATGGTCGACTTCAATGAAGATATCTGGAAGACGCGTCGCCGGGAGCTGAAAGAAGAAACCGGCGTCGATCTCGACATGGCCGACTCAAGGGAAGTTTACAAAGGTTATGTCGATGATCCACGCAACACTGACAACGCATGGATGGAAACATCCGTTGGCCATAAGCACCTGACCCCTGAGCAGGCCGCTGCCACTGGCAAATTTAAGCCAGAAAGCAACGAGGAGATCAAGGGCGTCTACTGGGCTGACGTTGACCCAGAAATGATAGATGGCCTGTTCGCCAGCCACGGTGACTTCGTCGCGATGATGGCCGAACAGATGCTTTCCGACAAAAGTTTGTCACCTGCCGAGCGTCGACGTCTTCGAGGAACACTGGAAACTCGGGCGACCAAGAAGGCTGTTGCCCCAAAGAAGAAGGTCCTACCAAAAGCTGCCGTTAAGGCACTGCCGGACCAACCGGAACGGCCGCTGGCGCCGAAGAAGGTCGGCAAGGCCGCCGTCCCAGCCAAGAAGGTGTCCGAGCGTGGGCAACGGATCCGGGACCTACGCGAGCGGGCACGGGCTGACCTCCGGGAGCAAGGATTCGACAATCCCTCCCAGGAGATGCTCGACGAGCACATGGCGGCATTGGCTCGCAATGACCATCAGACAAGGGATCGACTACGGACAGGTGGCGTCGACCGCCATACAGTAAAGAAGACAGCTCCCGTCGCCAAGAAAGCTGCCCCGGCCGTAGGCCATGACATCTTGGACGAAAAGGATGTCGGTTCCACGATCGCCAGGAACAACGTCAAGGATGCTCGCCGGGACCTAGCTCGTGGTGATTCTCTCGCCGATGTTGCTGACACTCTGCGCGGACAGGCAGACAGCCTCCGCGACGGTGATCCGCTTACTGAGTCAGACATGCCGGATCGAATTCACCACAGCGACGAGGACCTTCGTGACATTGCCCTAGCTGACGCCCGCAACCTGCACAGGATGGCCGACGAGCTGGAGAAGGTTGCAGCCAAGAAGGCTGCGCCAGCCAAGAAGGTCACCAAGAAAGCCACGCCGACCAAGGCTCAGCTAGAACGGTCCGCGATTCCAGACGCTGACGCGCAGGAAATGCTCCGTAAGGCGAAGACGGTCGCCGACCTCAATGAGATTGCCAAGCACTACGGTGTCCGGATCCCATCGACTGCTGGCCGGCGCGAAGAGCGTCGGAACTTCCTGATTAGTCAGCTGCTACGGCGCCGAGGCGAAAGTCCTGCCGAGTACCGGGACCGAATCGAAGGTCTCAAGGAAACGCGACCGGCCAGGGTGTCGCCGGCCAAGCGGATAGTGCGCGGAGCCAAGGCTCCCGAGGCCCGGCCAATGCGAGCAGAGGCTTTGACGACGGGACCGGAGCCAGATGCCCGAGTCAGACCCAACGGCAAGATTCCGTTGAGCAAGCTCCGCAAGGGTGACAAGGTTCTGGTTGAGAAGGACCGCAATGGTCGATGGGTGCCAGCGACCCGTAAAACAGGAGCCACCACAGTCACGGTTGACCGGGTGTACGGTATCCAGGAGAACGGTGGATTCCGGCGCACTACAACCCGTAAAGCGCTTAGCGGTCACGATAACAATGGCAACGAGATCAACGTTGGCACTGAGGCAATCGTCGGTGGCCAAATTAAGGGCTATCCAGGTCACCAGACATTCATATTTGTGCCAGAAGGAAAGGCTCCAGCGAAGAAGACAGCGGCTGCCGCAAAGAAGGCGACGCCTGCAGTCAAGAAGGCCGCCGTCGCAAAGAAGACAGCCCCATTCGCAGTGGGTGAGCCGGTCAACGCACAGGACCGTGGTCGCCTTGATGCCGTTGACGCTGCCACCGCTCGCAAGAAGGTGGAAGCTAGGGCACAGGAGCTGTTTGGTCCGGAGCGTACCCGAGGTCAGGCCTGGAAGCAGGCTCTGGACGAACACGAGACCAGTCAGGTTGCACAACGACTACGAGCAGTGAAGACAGAGGAAGAAGCAATCACGCTTCTTGCCGGCGATAAGACACTAACTGCGTACAAGCTGAAGAAGATTGCCGACGAACTGGGCATCGATGTTCCGGAAAGTGTCAAGGCTAAGACCTCGCTCCAGCTGCATATCGCTGAGAAGGTAGCACCAGCCAAGAAGACGGCTCCTAGCCTCTCCTCGCTAAGGAAAGAGGCAAAGGATCTAAGGGTTCCGGATCACACAGTCAAGACCCGCGCGGAGCTTGAAAGAGATATTCCACAGCGGCGCATCTGGAACGAGCTGAGTGGTGAACCGAACAAGCAACATGAAATCTTAAGACTTGAGGGTGACCAAAGAGAACGCTACTACGACCAGAGACTGGCCGGAGAATCTCACGAGGCGGCTGTCTCCAGCGCAAAGGAAATTCCAACAGGTCTAGCTCCCACTAAAACAGGCCGAAGAACGGACCAGATAGCTGCACGTAAGCGTCTTAGCGAAGAACGAGCGGCCGAGAAGCTAGCCACCAAGAAGGCTACCCCCAATACCCGTAGGCTTCGGGATCAATTTGACAAAACGTTAGTTGAAGGCGTCAAGGAAGAAGTCGTCAAGCAGGTCGAAGAAGATCACGCTGGCGAAACACCGACACAGCGCGCTGCCCGTGTTAAAAAGCGTCTAGCTGAAATCGACGCCGCATCTGCCGCCAAGGCCACGCCGGCCAAGCCAAAGATCACGAGAGCCGCGAAGCAATCCTGGCAAGATGTCAACGGTGGCCTTGGCGAGAAGGGCCTGTCCGCTGACCAAATTGAACAACGGATTCTCGACGGACGTTTGACTGGTACAGACATTGATGCCATCACCCAGGAACGTGGACTTGCGCTTCCGAAGCGTGGCACCGTCGCCCAGCGCCGTCGGGCCTTAGCTGAAGGCATTGTCAGTGTTGGCGGTCCCAAAGTTGCGCCAGTCAAGAAGGTCGCCGCCGTTAAAACGGCGTCTGTGCCGAAGAAGGCGTTGCCTGGCTACCGTGACACTGGTGAAGTTGTGCCAGAAGCTGACCGAGCTGGTCTACACGTCACCACTCAACGTTGGGGCGACTACGGCGTTTATGACAGCAAGCAGCATCGAGTGGAAGCTGATCACAAGACTGAGGCTGCCGCACAACGCCGCGTTC